ATCAACACTTGAAAAAAAATCGCTCGCTACGCTCGCACGTTTAGCTGCACTCTGACACAAGGTAAGGTGGCTAAAGGCGTAGGGGTAAGGGTAAGGGGGGCCGGGGTTAGAGTTAGCGTGCCCCAGGAGAAGCAGGAATACGTAGAGAAGCCTAGTTAAACCTGTGGTTACGTACGCTCGTCATGCTTCCTCACTAACTCCGTAGCCGAGTAGTCACGAGGGAGGGGCCGGGGTAGTCCTTGGCTAGACGTAGCGGGGTAGAGGCGGGCGGGGCGGAGGTTAATCGCCCGCTATCGCGTGCTCATAACCGCCCTTCTATTTCCCTGGAAGGGGTATCGCTCTAACGAGCATCCCCCCTTCGACGGGGGGCCTGTTTCTAGCCTGGGGGGGAGGTAAGAAACGCACGAGCATATTCGACTAAATCTCATGTTACACTTTTACTAATTCGCTACGCTTGATGACAATAAGTACCAAACACACCCCTCCTTTGACTGCTTATTCCACACGTCTTGACATGTTCTTGACTGCTTGTAACCCTTTGTAACCTCTTTGTAACCTCAATTAATATAGTTTTAATCTATATAGTTATATAAAAAGTTACAAGTTACAGGAAATAGTCAAAGCCCTATATAGGGACCCTAAATAAAAAATAAAACACCTATAAAAACACATATATAATATATTTATATATATACTCTTCTATAGGGCTCCAGTTCACACTTTTCTGTAACCTGTAACTTTAGCCCCTCTACCTTGCAGATAAGGTAGCTGCTAACTACTTTCCTTATAGGTTACAAACTAGGTTACAGAAGGTTACAGACCGTCAAGAAGTTGTCAAGCACACCTAATTAGCCTATAAGAACTTAGTATCTGTTGGTATAAATGGTAATGTTTTATTCTTCAATAGTAGGCTTGACAGACTCTTTCAGATGAAGTACAAAAGAAGAAGACCCAATTAGCAAGGAGGCTCCCATGACTACTATCCCAGTACATCTGCCTAAATTTTATACCATCAAAGAGGTATCAGAGCACTTACGAGTATGTGTCAACACGGTACGCAACTTTCTTAAAGAGGGGAAGTTATCCGCGACAAAGATCGGCAATCAGTGGCGCATCAGCGAGCAGAGCCTACAGGCTTTTCTGGACGAGGCACCCTCGCACCCTAACCCACAGGCTGCTTCTCAAGGGAAACCTCTGATTGAGGTCTTAGAAGACGACCTAGCGCTTATGGACCAGCAACTAGACGGGCACGACTCTCACATAAATGAGCGTCCACCATCAGAGCAGATTAAAGCAGAGGTTATTGAGTGGCAGGAAGTAAAACGTGAGAAGAGCTTGAACATTGTGGTTCCTTTCCCCTCCCCTTCTCCTGAACAAAAGGATGACTCCGTCTTTGGCCCACCTGACTGTGATGACTTATTTGCTTAGAGGTTTTCCCCCATGCCCAAAACTCCCCCTCATTTGTTGGTTGCAAACCAGCAAGAAATTTCGGCAACCTTAGAAGCTCTATTCGAGAAAGACCAAGTTGTTGAACTCCGTGTAATTTCCCCTCCCCGTTACGGCAGTAGACCTTTTGTTCAGTCAGGTTATTTCAACGACTTAGACAAACTCGCTTCTGCAGCAGCAGCATGTAGTGATGACGGGGCTCATGGTGTTTATGTCACCCCCAACAAAATCAATCCTGCTCTATTCGCACGTAGCCCGAACAAGTTAACAGCGGGATTACCTTCGACACAAGACGATGATGTGTTAGAGCACACCTATTTGCTCATTGACGTAGACCCAATACGTCCGTCACACATTTCAGCGACGTTAGCAGAGAAGCGTTTAGCATTTAAGGTAGTCAAACTAATCTACCAGTCTCTTGAGGCGGAAGGTTGGCCTGCTCCTATGGTGGGAGATTCAGGTAACGGTGCCCATTTGATCTACAAGATTGACATGACACCTAAGCATACGTTAATTAAAAGATTTTATGCCGCACTTGAACTCTTCTTTTCTATTGAGGGGGTTAACATCGATCAAAAGGTGTTCAATCCTGCAAGGATCTGGAAGTTGTATGGGACTGTGGCACGGAAAGGAGCCCATACTGAAGACCGTCCGCATCGAAATGCACGAGTGCTTAAAATTCCTGAAGACTTCGAGAAGGTTACGAAGCAGAAGTTAGAAGCATTCGCAAAACGAGCCCCACTAAGTGACGGGACATTTAATTCAGAGCGGGCTCGGCGCTTAGATATGTGGCTTCATGCTCATTTTGACGATAATGACCGGCCAGTCGAAATGAAGTGGGGAGATAAGGGACGTAAATGGGTATTTGATACCTGTCCCTTTGACGATGCCCACAACGATAGGGCTGCGTACATCGTTCAGACCAATTCAGGTGACGTGTACGCGGGCTGTATGCACAAGAAGTGTGTCGGCTCGGGTAGAAAGGGCTGGAAAGCGTTTCAGAAAAAGTTTGGGGTGTTCCGAAAGGGACAAGGGGTAGGGGCCGGAGGGGGTGGTGGTGTTACGGGGAGTAACCAACGCAGTCCTTCCGGTCCTAACTCTCCAGGCTTAACTGACTTAGGAAATGCGAAACGGTTGGTGGCGGGTTTCGGAGATCGGCTTCGATTTTTAGGGACGTGGAAGAAATGGTTGTACTATAGTGGAACACGTTGGCGCGTGGACGATACTGGCGAAGCGATGCGCTTAGCTGAACAGTCAATCGCAACGATTTTTGCACAGGCAGCAGCAACCACAGATGTTGACCAAGCAGATCGGCTGTACAAACATGCCGTAAAGTCTGAATCTTCAAAAGCACTTCATGCGATGGTAGGGTTGGCCTCCTTTGAACAAGGAGTCGCAATTAATGTCGAGCAATTAGACAAGGACCCTTGGAAGCTAAACGCAAAGAACGGCACCATTGATTTAAAAACGGGCCAACTACTCCCCCACAATCGTAACGATTTGATCACTAAGCTTTGCCCAGTTGAGTATGACACCAACGCAAAGTGCCCCCAATGGGATAAGTTTTTACATGAGATCATGGGCGGGAGACTCGATTTAATCTCCTTCCTCTATCGATACTTAGGCTACTCTCTCACAGGGCTCGTAAGTGAACAAAAGCTAATCTTCCTCTACGGCACAGGCGCAAATGGTAAATCGACGTTTCTAGGCACCATACAACGAATGCTTGGAGGTTACTCAAAGCAGTCTGCCCCGGAATTGCTGCTCTCATCCAAGAATGGGCGACATCCAACGGAAGTAGCAGACCTGTTAGGGGCTCGATTCGTCGTTAGCTCGGAGATAGACCGAGGGAGAAGCTTAGCCGAAGCATCCATCAAGCAAATGACGGGGGGCGACCGGATTAAAGCCCGATATATGCAAAAAGACTTCTTTGAATTCTCCCCTACGCATAAAATATGGCTATCCGCAAACCATAAGCCAATTATTAAGGGGAATGATGAAGGGATCTGGCGTAGGATGCTCTTGGTTCCTTTTGAAATAAAAATTGAGGAAGGTCAACAAGATAAGACCCTAGATTTTAAGCTTTTGGATGAGTTGCCAGGGATTTTAAACCGTGTTGTCGCAGGATGCTTAGAATGGCAACGAAATGGACTAAATGCACCTGGGGATGTAGTCGAAGCTACGCAAGAATATCGAGAGCAGCTAGACCAACTTAAACCCTTCTTCGATGACATCTGTGTCTTCGATAAAGAAGCCTCGATTAATCCTAAAATATTCTACAATGCTTTCTTAGACTGGTGTGAAGAGAACCATGAAGCCCCAATGAAGCCACGTTATTTTAGAATGTTGCTTCGGGAACGAGGGTTTTCACAAGGCAAGCCTACGAAGAGGGGGTCTAAAACGACATACCGCCCGTGGATGGGGATTCGTTTGCGTGATGTGGGGGACATTGAGCCTAAACCCGTTAGCAAAGTAATCAGTTTTGAGAGCAGGACCCACTTAAATGACGGCACCTAAGTCTAAGCGACCTTACCAAAGAACACTACGCATTCATCCTGGGGATTTTCCGCCTACGACAAAGCCTTTTCATCACCCAATTTTGCATATGGCAATACGAGCAGAGAGCGGGAAAAAGCAGGTGACATTCTTCAGTAGAGCCCATGAGATCATCTTAGAATACTGCCAGAAATATAGGAAGAGACGCTTTAAATGGTACAGACCCGTGAGTGCCTTTCCCGATCAGCGTAAAGAGATAGCAGACTGGCTATCTCAAACTCCTGAAATGCTAGCATGGTTCCTTACCCCTACAGCATACCATGCACCTAGAACTTATCCACGTTTCCTAAAAGAAGCCTTCGGGGTAGTCCCTCCCCCAACACCTTATGAGTTTGCATGTGTCGAGAAAGGGAACTTCGGGGGGATAAAATTTAGATCAAAGGGGATATTTTACTTACGTGCCTATTGCTTTGGGATGAGTATTCCTCAACTTGTGCGGATAACAGGGGAAGCTAGAGAGCTTATTGAAGAAGAAATGTTCCAAGATTTGAAGGTGCTTTGTGCGGTGCCCCAATTCCAATTGTGGTGTGCAAAAATTGATTGGTCTAAAACGTTTTGGCCGATTAACCTGGATGTAGGCATGTTAAAGAAGTTGGAGATCCAGTCAACTTTAGTAAAGGGGGAACATCTTTTAACAAACGACATGGTAAAGTTGTTAACTGATTCACCTTACTTTTGGTCTTTTGTCCGTGATGGGCATCTAAAACAACGTCGAGGGTTTAGGCCCGGTTTACACAAAAATTGGTTAGGGTTGTATAGCCAAAGGAGACAGAATGGCGCGAAAAACTAGTCCGAGAGTACAACGTTCAGCACCGTCAGGCGAAGGCCCGGAATATCGAAGTTGGCTTACTCTCGTCCCTGCTGAAAAACGGGAGATGATTGCAGGGTTGCTAAAGAAACATGAAGTTAAAGATTATGACGACTTAATTAGTTTTTCTCAAATCTTACTTGCAGAATTAATCGAAGGCAATATCACCCCAGCAATTGCACGAGAAGCCCGACGATATGCCGAGTTGATGTTTACAATTGTCGCCACTAAAAACGCAGCCCAAGGTACTCCAGAAGCAGCTTATTCAGATGTGATTACTGCACTGGTTTCGGTACGACGAGAAGCCCCTCGTTTAGAAGCTTCCTACACTGTGGTGGATGCAATTCCAATTGAATCTGAACCAGAACGTATCGTAGTCAACGATGAATAATTTATCTGCTAAAGATGCACTCGATGCACTTGCAGATCCTTCGTTGAGTCTAAGAGCATACGGGAAAGTTCATGATCAATCGACTGGTTGTGAAGTACCTTTTGACCCGTTTAAAATTACGAAGACGCTTCAGTCTACAATCTTATCGTATTTTTCAGAGCCCCCCTTAACTGAATACGGGCAGACAAAATGGCTGACCTTGTTGGGGTATCGGCAGGGGGGTAAATCACTTGTCGTTGAATTATGCGCGTATGCTAAGACAGCTTACACCCCTGGATGGGACCACGTTTGTATCGCAGATAATAAGAAGCGTGCAGAGTATTTGCATAGTCGGGTTCACTTTTGTCACGCTCGGTGGCCTGACTCATTACGCTCTCCTACTGTGCCTAACCGCGAGAGCAGGCAGCTAACGTTTAAGGGCACAGCAGGTGGTAAGCTTCGAGTCCTTTCGGGTGAATCAGGAGCGGTTGGTATTGGTCAGTCACCTGACTCTTTTCATGCTTCAGAAGTACCCTATTGGGCAAATGCTGGTGAACAATACACGTTGATTTACCCTTCGATGATTAACCGGGATCACTCATTGATGGTGCTTGAATCGACCCCTGCGCCTCTTGATGCGCCTTCTGCGGAGTGGTGGCACGATCAGTGTCGGGATGCGAAGAAGGGTATCGGGCGAAGCGTCTATGCGTTTTTCCCTTTCTGGGATGGCAAGTTAAACCAACGTCCTTGGCCTAAAGAAGCAGCATTAGATTTAGAAGAGATTAGGTTATTAGACCGATATGGGGCGTTAGGTCTGAAGAAAGAGAACTTAGCTTTTCGTCGTCTAATGTTAGAGATTGACCCGGAGATCCGTCGTAACCCCGACTTGTTTAATGTGTATTATCCTTCTGACGATGTAAGTTGTTGGCTGACTTCTTCTTCATCAGTGATCCACAGTTCACTCTTAAAAAAGCATCGGGACCGTCCCTTAGTTCAGTGGGTAGGTCCTTATCAAGAGTATGAGAAACCAGAGGAGGGGGCTATCTATGTCATCGGAGTGGACCCTGCTGGCTATGCTGCTCGCGACCATGCTGCATTTCAGGTACTCAAAGTTTACGATGGGGAGTGGACGCAAGTAGCTTGCTTTGCAGATCATACAGAGCCGCTGCCTTTTACACGAAAGATTTTGCAGACAGCCAGATATTACAACCATGCGGTTGTTGCAGTTGAGTCAAACGGGGTCGGGGCTGCAGTTCTTGCACTGCTAGAAGAGATGGAGTGTAAGAATGTTTACTATGAGAAAGCTTATCGACCAGGGATCACCGCTACGTCAAAGTCAGTAGACCAAATGTTAAGCTGGCTACAAGAAGCTTTAAAAGATGAATTGGTGCTCAATGACGCTGACACTGTAGACCAATTAACAGGGTATAAACACGATAAACGGGTGGAGCGTGCGGTTACTCATGAGATTTTATACGGAGATGGGGCGGGTAAGAGACGCCGGAATCGACACCACTGGGATAAAATATCGGCATTACAAATGGCGGTCACTGCTGCCCGTCGCTCTCCCTCTCGCTATAAAGTTTCGAGCGGGGAAGACCACCTTAAAAACGTAGTTTTATTTAGAGACATGACGTGGGATCAAGTTCAAGATTATCGTAAGCAGTCTCAATCAGATAAGGTATCAAAACGTAAACGTGCCCGTTATCGGAGGAAACGCTAATGGCTGATTATAATGCTTCTGACATCCGTAAAAAAGCGGCGGAGAAAGCACTCGATAAATGGGAACCGGATACTTCGGTCACTAACGAAGAGGCTATGCGGGACCCGGATAATATGCCGGGTAAAGTTAAAGTGCTTGCGGATGAAGTGGAGGTAGCCTCTTCTCCAATAGGAGGGGAAAACGCTGCCGATGCTTACCAAACAGCTTTAAAAATGCAGGACAGCGCTTGGGAACAAGCAGATACTGAACAAGACAAATACTGGCAACAAAACAGGGATACGGGTCTTTTATTAAAGAAGTATTTTGGTGACATTGGCTTCTTAGGTTCTAGTACGGTCAGCAACGCTGGGGTATCTGAGAGTCTCCTTCAACTTGGGAACGACGGGCTTATTACGCTTTCACCTGAATTTAAGTCACAGCTAGAAAAAGCAGTAAGTAGTTGGGATGAGGTAAGTGAACAAGAGCCTCAGCTAAGGCGACTGCCCAAGCAGGGTGTTTGGAGAGAGACCCCCAAAGAGACACCGCTTAGAGATGAAGCCGACTCACTTGGAAGAACTGCTGAAGATATAAAAAGTCTGTTGGGGGATAAAAAATAATGGCTATGACAACTACTGGGAGTATTGCACCGACTCCTAAATTTAATCCAAAAGTGCAAGCGAAAAAGCCCGTGGACCGTTCAATTCTAAATGACCCAGGCCCAGGTCCACGAGGGGAGGTTACGGTTAAGTCAACCAAAGACCTACCTTCAAATAAAAAAGGCGCAGTAGAGACACGCTTCAAAGATAAAACTAAAAAAGTTATTCAAAAGAAGTTGTCAGAGCCTAAAGAAGACAAAGAGACCAAAGAGCCCAAAGAAAAGGCTGGGGGTAAATTTCTTGAAATCGCGAAGAAGGTTAAAGAAGCAATTGAAGAAAAAGAATCAAGTGGACCAATGGTCATGGGATCTCCAATTATGGCCAAGCTTGAACCCTTACAATCACGTCCTGAACATCTAGGGACACAACGGCTTAATGCTGCACGATCGGCGTTAAAGCGAGGATAGAATGGCGTTAACGCATCAGCAACTTCGTGGTATAATTGAAACCCATAAGACTCGAAGTAACACCGAGCGTAATTACTGGGATAAGTATCGAAGTTGGTATTTGTCCGAGTATTGGAAGTCGTCAACTGATTTGCCTGCGGGCTCAATGGAAGGCACTAGCGAAGACGAAATTAACTTTGAGACAAATTATCCTTACGCATATATCGATACAATGATCGCGAATGTTTGTCCCACGAATCCACAAGTCACCGTATTTGCTCGACGGGAGGCGTTACGGGAAGTAGCTCAATTTCGTGAAGCATTAATTAACGACACATTAAAGCGGAATAAAACCCACCAATTACTTTGGAAAGTCGCCACAAATACTGCTTTATGCGGCAGGGGATTCTTTAAATCTATTTGGAATTTTAAAACCGAGACAGTTGATTTTTTCGTTGTAGATCCCCGTTATGTTTTCTACGATCTTGCAGCACCACGTTGGGAGGATATTCGGTATCTTATTGAAGTCACTGTACTAACGAAAGCTGAATTTAAACGTCGAACAAAGAAGAAAGGGCGTAAGGGAGCAACCTATAATGCAAAGGTAGCAGAGAAGGCTTCTTTTGGGGGTTATCCTGCATGGTTACGAGATACAATCCGTAATAAATCGATGCTTAATAGTGCTTCAAAAGAAGTATATGACTGGGTTACGGTCTATGAAGTGTATGATTTTGAAGGTGATGGGCGCTATTATCATATGTTAGATGGGATAGAAGAGCCATTGTTCGATGGGGAACTTCCTTATCGTTATGTGCGTAATCCTTTTACCCAACTGATCTTTAACGACAACATGTTAGATCTTGGTGGGGTTAGTGATGTTAAACTTATTGCGTCAATCCAAGAGCGTCTTAACGAGATCGATACGTTGGAGTTATGGCACGCGCACTCCTCTACGCCGGTATTGCTAGTAAATACAGGGCTAGTGGATAACCCGGAGTCTTTGACTACAGCCCTTCGAGATGCCAATGAACCGGGGTCGATGGTAGCAGTGATGGGGAAAGCTAACGCACCTTTGCGGGATTTAATTGGGCAAACGCCTACTCCGCAATTCCAACCGTCTTTTAATCATATGAGAGATCGTTGTACTCAAACGGTAGAGTTTATCTTAGGTATCCCTCAATACAGCCGTGGGGTGGTAGGTGTGGCTGATGTGGCTACTGAAGTAGCTTTAGCTGACACAGCAACACGTACACGTAATGGACGACGCATCAAGGCAGTTGAGGATATTGTGCGTGCTCTTGGGAATATGGTCATTGGGCTTTATGAAGAGTTCTTGCATGAAGATACGATGCTTCCAGTGAGATTAACCGATAGTCGGGAAGTCTTAACTATTACCCGTGAAGCCCTTGGGGTGCGTGAGGAAAGATCTCCTTATGAGCATCCAATGGATTTTGATTATGATGCAGTACCGTATAGTCCGACTGAAAATCATCGATTGGTTCAACTACAAAAGATCCAGCAATACATGCCATTATTGGTTGAATCTCCTCAAGTCGATAAAGAAAAGCTAGTTGTTAAGCTTTTAGACTTATTAGGTTTATCAGAGATTTTGTTGACGAATCAGCCACCGACACAGCAGATGCCACAAGCAGCAGGAATGCCCCCAGCACCGGGAGCACCCCAAGATCCTTCGATGGCAGGTGGAGATCTGCCTCTTGGGACACAGGAACCTGCTCCTATACCGATGCCAGCAGGAGGACCCGGCTCACCGGCCCCGGCTCAACCCGGAGTTCAATCAGGTTTCCAAGGCGCGTCACAAGGCTTTAAGGGTGCCCCATTCTAATTTAGAGAGTTAATATGGCTTCCCCTCATAGAAAGCTAAGCTTAGAAGCTGCTCGGAAAGCATTAGGCGAAACGTCTACTTTTGGAGGAGGGGAAGCTAGCGAAGATCCTGTAGGAACTACGTGGGAAGAACCTGTTGAAGAACCACGAAAACAAAGCTTAGGCTCACGGCTAGAAGAAGCTTCTAAGCTTATTAAAGGCCCCCTAGCAGAAGCACAAGATTGGGCGCTAGAGAATCCAGACCCGGCACTAGAGAAACAAGAGAGATTAGCTGAAGCTCCAGGTATTCATCCGGGCGACTTGAATCGGCGTATGCTTACTCCTAAGAGTACACACGAGGCCAAAAAAGCATTTGTGAAAGCTGCTGCGACAGAGGTTGCCGCAGACACTGCAATTGGGAAAGCTGCAGTAGGCTTAGGTATGGTGGGTAAAGCTGCTTTACCTTTTATTCCCACAGGAGGAATAACTAAATTACCTCAATTTAAGAACTGGTTTGGGAAGTCTAAGGTAGTAGATGACGCTGGCGAGCCTATTGAGCTTTTTCATGGCACCCCCCATAAGTTTGATCAATTTAAACCTGGGAGTCAAAGAGGGGCCTTCGGTGACGCTATTTATTTTAGTGATAGTCCTCAAGACGTAAATCGTAACTATACCCGTGCGAATGCTCCTGATGCTGAAATCAACTTTGAACGGATGCGGGAGAGGTTGACGGATGCGGTTGAATCTCTTGATGGCGGGCTTGCAGACTTAGACCCTGCTTATGACAAGCTAATTCTAAAAAGTGCGGAAGAGTTACACAAAGAACTTACTTCTAAGTATTCATATGGGCGTAAGTATAAAACGGAAATAGCACAACTTGAGGAACTTCTTAGCACAACAGATACTCAAGGTTTATCGAGCGGTGAAGTTTCTGACATGCTTGAAGTAGAATTGATTAGAAGAATGGCTAAGAGGCATGTTTTTGGTGATCAAGCATGGTCGGTACTAAAGACTTATGCCAAGATGGATAACCCAGTTTATTTAGACCCTTCAGGGAAAAAAGGTCGGACGTTTTTTGACCGGGAGTTCATCTATGACACTGAAGGAAATATTATAGATGAAGAAGGTGCCGTTGAGAGTTTGTTCGAGGCTATTGATGACGTAGCTTATGACTATGATGTTTCATCGGAAGATATTGGTGCACTAAAAGAGTTTATCAATTCTGAATATGAAGGGGTGGATGCAGTAGATCTAGTAAAGTTTGTCAAAGACGGTGAGATATATATTACGGATATGGATACTGGAGATCTCGTAAATAGTGCTTTCATTAAAGATGTGTTCGAGAAGATGGGCTATGACGGTATTATCGCTGATGCTTATCACTATTTTGGACCAAGTAAGTACCAGGGAGTAACCTATGGGGGGATGGAGGGGCTAGACCGTGGGACATATCATTATATGGTTTTTGACCCCAAACAAGTGAAGTCTGCTACTGGGAACCAGGGGACATTCGACCCAACAGACCCACGCATCACATACGGTGTGGCCGGGGGCGCGATAGGGGCAAAAGAGATACATGATAAGATGGCAACTCAAGAAGGGGAGTAATTATGGCTGATGCTAAAACCATTCGTGACACTGCAGCATCTAATTCACTGGCAAAAGCACGAGAACGCATGGAAGAAAAGGGCACCGTAGGAGCCTTTACAGCCCAAGCAAAATCTGCAGGCTATGATAATGTGCAAGAATTCGCACGGCATGTCTTGGCGAATAAAGATGATTATAGCGGGGAAACGGTTAAGCGTGCCCAGTTTGCGGCTAACATGGGTAAGCTTGCTAAAGAGCGTAAAGAGTAATGGCTGATGCTAAAACTATCCGTGAAGAAGCGGCTAGCAAAGCTCTTGGGGAGACTGCCGAGCCTCAACGTAAGCATTCGTGGGATTTAAATGTTATCAGTCAAGACTCGGAAGACCCCCAAAAGTCCTTTGCGATGGTGGGCTCACCCGGAGTAGCCCCTAAGAAACTTTACGTAGGGGATTACACTCCTGAAGGGGATGCTGTTGTAGGCTTTGAAGATAAGGGGATTAGGCTACTTCCTGAACAACAAGGCTCAAAAGAGTATACCCGTTACATGGGGGATAAACAGCCTACATCCTCGACTTCGGAAGATTTGGGGGCGTTAGAGTGGCTAAAGGCTGTGGCCCCCACAGTAGGTGACTTATCCCAAGGTGCCGTCACGTCGATGCTTACGGAACCTGATGTAATGACTCCTATCAAATATATAAATGATCGCGCATATATGGACCCCCCGGAGTTTGTCTCCAAGTCCTATTTCAAGCAATTAGAAGATACTATCTGGCGGGGTAATCAGCCCAAGCTTGTTGAGTATCAGAAGGCTAACCCTGCAAGTGACATTGGTACTCATGTCATTGATGCTCGTGATTTGTTGGGTAAAGAGTTACAGGTAGAGCCACAGTCACTTCAGTTTAAGGACTACTATCCTAATTTTGAGGACGATCAGGCAGGGGCCGAACATGTTTTCTTTCAAGATGCTGACGGACAATATTGGGAAGTTACACCAGGGGCTAGAAGTGAGGATGGTTATCCACAAATTAAACGTGCTGACGCCCCAGGGGAGCAATAATGCCGACTTATGATGTGAAATGCCCTGAAGGGTGTGGTTATTTTAATGATGTATTTTGTTTGCTGGCAGATTTAGACAAGATGATTTGTCCTGACTGCCATGCGCCGGTCATTCGTTTGATTAGTGCTGTCCATACTGTAGGACCTACATTTTCTAAACCTTTAGAAGTAGGACAGATCGGACGAACATTTGAAAATAAGTCTGACTGGGATAAGTATCAGAGAGCTAATCCTGATGTAGAGATACTAAGCGCCAGCAGTAATGCTTGGAGGAATCATGTGGATAAAGTAAAAGAAAGAGTACATACATCTGCAGCAAAAGAGGGAAGAACAATTAGAAAGGACTAAATCCGTCAAGGGGATAAAATTAAAGTCAGATAACTTTACTAAAAGTGCTCCAACACCTTGACGACTGTTACACTTTTAGGTAAATAATTCATGGAGCATTCTATGTTAAGGCATAGAAAGTTTAGGGGGCCACATGGCACTTGAAAACGCATATGGGATGGGTAAGGATGAGAAGTCAAAGACTCGTCCCGGTGAAGAAGACTACACTGGTCATACAGGTGATGAGTCTGAAACACGTCCCGGCGAAGAAGATTATGAAGCGCATAAAGGTAGTGAATCTAAGACTCATGAGGGCAAAGACTACACCCGTGAATCCCTTGCAGATCATCTTGCGACTGACGCACGCGACGGAGCCCACTTGCTAGAATTGTTAGAAGAAGCAGGGTGGGAAATTACGCCACCTGCTGAAACAGGGCTAGAGGAAGTGCTAGAGGAAGGCTTGGGTGGCGAAGGTATTGCTATTCCTATAGGGCCTCCTCCCGAAGCTAACCCTCATTTAGATTTAGTTTCTATGCGACTTGATGCTTCTAAGAAAGCTCTCGATAAAGATAAATTGAAGGGGAAGAAGCGTGGATGAGCCTACCGAAGTAGCAGCTACGTCCGTAGAAGCGCCTGTTTCTGCTCCTGAAGTTGATTCTGCTCCTATTGGCTCGGAGGAGGTAGCTGCTACTTCCTCTTCATCGGAGGCAGTAAATGAGACACCCGCCCTACCAGCGGAGGCTTCTTTTGCCTCTTCTGATGACTTCGGCTGGGATGCTTGGGATGGCGAAATTGATACGTTACCCGAGTCGGTTCGTCCGTGGGGTACACGGTTATCTTCCCATTACACGACGCAGTTTGAGAAGCAACGCGCCGAAGAGAATTCTGAAACAGATCGTTTACGCACGATCTATGAATCGCTCATGTCGGGGCAAGAAGACCCTCGCACTGTTGAATTAAATTCAAAACTTGAAGCGTTGCAACATGAACATGAAGAACTTAAATCTTCTTCGTTGTTAACAACAAACGAGTTTACTGAATATAAGAAAGCAGTAGATCGTGCTATTGATGAAGAAGCAGAAGCTTACGCAAAATGGTATCAGACTAAGTATCCACAGTTTTTTGGGGATAAAGAAGTATCCAAAAAGTTTAGTGAGTTACTTGAAGCAGGTTGGGATCTTGATTATGCCCCTGCAGCGATGGAATTATCTGACGAAGGGTTAGCTATTGCACAAAAAGCGATGAGTGAAAATGTACCCGCGCATTATGCGGTGGAACTTGCACGTAAATCGACTGCAACAGCAGCTAAACCTGTCCCACGTCCCGGCGCACGGATAACTTCTGGTGCAACAGGTAATCATGTGACCCCAAACCAATTGAAACCATCTGCTTCAGATGAAGCAAAAACTTTTGATGATATGAGATTAATTGCTGCTCAAAATGCTTTTAAGCGGCGCTAGGAGGCTAGACTATGGCAATTTCACCTGACGTACTTGCATCGGCTCTTCAGGAGTTAATGCCCAAGTATTCTGAACTTTTTACCAAGTGGCACCCCATCTTGGAAAAAGTTGTTAATAAAGGGAATATCGACCGTGATGTTCTTACGGGACCTTACCGTGAGTTTGCTGTCGTGACTGATGGTCCCGGTACGGTAACTCAAATCCTAACGGGTTCAGAGGTTATCGCTGGTGGACGTAACCAGAATGCGGTACGAGGCGATACATTCGCTCCTCGTTTGATTTATGCGTTCGACGTTCCTGGTAAAGATTTGGCTGAAGCAAACGGGGCTATGGACCTTGCGCGTATTCTTCAACACTATCCAGAGCTTGCTCTTGGTGACTTCCATGAACGAATTGCCCGTCAGATGGCAGTCGGGGATGGACTGGATGTAGGTGGTTTTCTCACACTAAATGGTGCGGAGACTTATAATCCTAACGGTGCTGCTCGTGCAGGTGCTTTTGAGTATGCGGCTCCTGCAGCCCAAGTTAACACCGTCTTCGGTCTACCTAAACCAGCTACTTCTGGCTGGGTTAATCAGTATGGTGACATTACGTCCTTTGCTACAAATGGCCGTTCAACGCTACGCCAAGTGTATTATGCTGCTTCACGGCAGGGTAAAACAATGGGGCCTGTTGATTTGCTTCTTGGTGATGAGGGGTCTTATCTTAACTATATCGAAGACTTGGACGATCAAGTTCGTGTAGTTAAGGTAGAGGGTGACAAGGCTCCTGCAAATATTCGTCAAGGTGTGAAGTTTCTTGATGCAGACTTCTTCTTGGAAGATGCATTAGACGTTGGCGCGGCGAGTTTTGCAGGTACGCCAGCAGCTAACGGTTGTGTTTATATGATGAAGAGCGCCTCATGGTTTGCGTATACTCTTGGTCATGATGCAAATCGTGAGACTAAAGGCGACTTTGCGGTAAGAGGACCTTTCCGTATCCCAGAACAGGACGTATTTCGCTATGAGATTGTCTTGATGATGGGCTTGAACACCAATCAACTTCGTTGTAACGGTGTTGTAACTGGTGGCGGTATCCCATAGGCTAAGGGAATTAGGAGGGCATTATGTCAGGTGGACCAGGGACTGCGATGGGTATTGCTCCATATTCATGGAGCAATACACAACAAGCACCACTAGGATTTGTTCATACTGTTCCGGCTTCGGCTCACCCTACACAGGGTGAGGTCGAGATGGTGTATATACAGTTCACAGTGCCAGATGAGACTGTGGGGACAAATCCAGCTTCGACTGAAGGGGCGTTGGTTAAACATGCGATCAACGGTCAGTTTGCTCTTTGCACTTATGGGGAGCCTGGAGACTATTCTGGGCGTATGATCGGGTTTATCCAAACCGATCTATACACGGCAGTGCTGACTGATGGAATTAGAGAAACAAAACATCCAGCCTATGTAGCAGGGGATATTGTCTACGGCTTTGTTGTGCGCCGGGGGGTATGCAAGGTCTTAGCTGATGTGGCTCCGGGTGTCGTTACTGACTCGGGCTTTGTCGTTGGTACGACGAATTCTGGTTCAGTTGTTACTGACCCCGGAGAAAGTGGAGTAGCTACCACTATCTATGCCTCGCCACTGGGTTGGCCTTTTGCTGATGCAATAGAAGCCACCGCGAACAGCTACGTTAACGTAGAAAGTTAAACTTTACTTTTAGGAGAATTATTATGGCTATGACCGCGATGGGTATCGATACTACCCAAGTGACCCTTATTAACCCGGCAACCACTAGCGATATATTTTCAAAAATCTTATGTCCTTTGGGATTTATCCATCTTGAGCCCGCATCTAAGCAAATGATGAAAAATGCGGCTGGGGATATATCGGCTTCAGGAGATCAAAGCTGGATCTATATCTATAACGAGGGTGACGCAGACCTAACTCCTGGGGATTTAGCCGCACGGAGCGGGAACGGGGCTGCGGTCGCACTATCGACTGCTACCGACGCGGCTTCGGCTATCGTTGGAGTGGCCCAGCATACGATCCCAAGTCAGGCCGCTGGGTTTATCCTCCGCAAAGGGTGGGGGTTGGTGCAATTTTCTTCGGCAGGGCTTAAGAACAATAATATTATTCCTACTCGTGCAGGTGCTGATGGGGCTGCTGACCCACAAGGGATCTTGACCGACGCTGGGGCGCTTGAATTTTGGGGTGATAACATCGGTCATTTGACGCAAGATGTGGGAGACGATGAACTCTTGGAAGCATGGCTTGACTGTAGTGGCTAGAAAGAAGGCGTCTGGGGTGGTAGAATCACTCCGATAGGAGGGTTCTGTGAATCTCAAAGACTTACGGACGGCACTTTTTGCCCAAACTGATTGGGCTCCTACTCAATCTACCGAGGCTATTGAACGGTTGAATGGGTTTATTAACCGAGCTTACAATGATGTTTGTCTTGAGGCACCGTTCTTATTCTTTGAGTCACAAGTAAAGTTTGCTACGCAAATTGACGCTGTTCCTAAGTTGGACAATGACACCGTCTCTTTATCAGTGATCGATGAAACCTCCCCGATGCAACCTGATGCGCCCAACCCTTGGGTGTTTCAGCGTGACCTTCCGATCCCTACGACTGACGCATTAGTGTGGCAGATCGATCGGTCTTGGGATGGGCGCACCTTAGAGATTGAAGTACCTGACCCCGACACGGGAAAGCTCACCACCTATCGAAATCGAATCCGGGCTGTGTATAAGAACTCTTTAGGTGAAGGGGAAGAGGAAGTCTATCGACTAACAGTAGTTACTCCTTGGCCTTATCAGAAGTTTGGTACTGGCCCGTTTAAGTACAGGATCTACACAGACAAGTACTATCTTCCTGATGATGTGATTCAAGTCCGTTCAATGCGGTTATGGCATGAAGATCGGAATTGGCCTTTAGGTGTGATGGGTCAAGAGGAAGCAGAGGACTACTCTTTTGCCGACTCCCCTCGTGTGGTGTCTCATGGGCTACCGCGTACAGTCTTTCGCCGCGAGCATTTTCAGCTTCCGGGGCCCGCTGTACCTCCCGATGCGGGCTACCCCCAACTAGAGTCAGGCCAAAACTGGATGGGACCTGAACCTGCGGGTACATTTGAGTATGTGATTACGTATTGTTGGGGAAAGCGGGATGTTATGTTCCGTAATCCTACAATGGGGTATCATCTTGGGTATGCAGATCAATGGGAGAATATTCAACCAGAGAATGGGTTTCCTAGTTTTAATCAGGACCCCGCTGCCCCTATAGAGGCTTCTCAAAATAGATTCCGTGAGCCGTTGTGGGAGTCATCCCCCTCCCCTATCTCCGCGCAAGTTACTACTTTGAATGCAATTGAGACAGACCCAGGGGTCTTTTTACCCTCCCCTGCCGTGAGGTTGACTCTACCGAATATCGAGTATATGCAAGGCTTCCAAGCATTGGGTGCTCAGCGGGTAGACACTGGTGGAGGACCGGCTGCGACTCTCTGGCGTAGGAAAAACTGGCGTGAAAGTGGCTGGTGGACACGAATTTATCGACGACGTATTACAGAAGACTTTAATAACTATACGGCTTTAGCTACGGACATCGATCCTTCAGGCGTAGGGACACAAGATGGAGGGGCTTCGATTGCAGGGCTGAAGAAACTTGACATTCCTACTGTGTTTTTCTTGTTGGCTGAATTTCGTATTGATGAGGGTAACGGGGGGATTTTTTACGACAACGGGCGTATTTTGCCCGACTACCATTGTCGCTTGCGGGATAAGCATGGCTATCAAGCAGTTAAACTTTATCCCTACCCAAATGAACGTTACGAGGTTGATGTACGTTGTGTTCGTCGTCCCCCTAAACTTGCTGATGATCAAGATGCCCCGTTAGTTCATGCAGAAGCTGTGGACTTAATTATTCATCGGACCCTAATGTTCTTGTATGAGAACATGGGTAATCCCCAAATGGCCGAAGTATCAAAAGTACGCTATGATGAAAATCTCTTTACGTTGTCTAAACGTTATGGAGATCTACGTCCTCCAGCAGTTCCTGTATTAAGACGTTTTTCAAGAGCAAGGACTTCTTATGGGATGCGGGGACAGCTTAAACGATGGTGGACAGTTAAAACTTAGGAGTAACTAATGGATAAACCAAACATACCTGTCATTTGTGGTGCAGTGTACCAACGAGAAATTAACGGGACTACTCATCAAGTTCTTTGTACTTCTACCCGAGTAAGTAACAACGGAGACATACACGGTACGTTTCAAATGTACGGTTTTGCGGCTGAACGCTTACCTGAAGGGCATGAAACAACAAATCTTCTTGAACTTGTTGCGATGCCTACTCCCGTGGAAAAGAAGCGGAAGCGTAAGGCCAGCTAGTGGATGAACGAGGGAAACAAAAAATTGGCACGTTTGCAATGCGAATTGCGAGCGGGCGTTTGTTTCTCCCTGATGATATTGCTTCAAAAATTAATAACTTCTACCCTACAGAAGAGGGAACTCTTCGATCGGTAGAAGGTCCGTTGCCCTATCTGCCTAGTGGGGCAGGGGGTGCTCCGACTTCTGGGATTACAGCCGACATTACTACCGGACAGTACGGTGTGATGCATGGCATTTTCCATGCGTTGCTTGATGTGAATGGGGAGCGAGACGTATTACTGGTGCAGACTGGCTCTCAAATATGGGAGTTTGCGGGCTGGGATCGAGGGTGGAGTCTTTTAATCGGGAGTACTTCAGTACCAGGAGGACCCGGCGCTTATGAGGATTCTTTTGAGAATACAATTATCCCTCAATTCCCTACGCAGTTTGAGTCAACTTCAACGGGTATTGTAATTGTTCCTCAAAATGGACGAGCGTATTTTTATGATGGAACGTATGTAGCCCCTTTAGGTTATTCTGAAATTCCAGGTGCTCCTACAGGGTTAGGTCCTAGAAACAGGTTTCGAGGGACAAATTACAACGGTACAGTAGATAATTTTTCTACCCAACCCGGTGAAATGTCAAGTATGGGGGTCAATGACGCTGGCTATTCTCATGATTCTTTAGCGGGAAGACCCAGTGGTATGATCGCTTCTTTTGGTCATGGACGTTTAGGGATGACTCGCAACCCCCTTACATGGGTAGGAGCAGACTACCAAACAATTGGGGGTGGCGGGAATGTCAATTCCAACAAAATTGATGGAACTAGAGCGAATGGAAGTGTAGGAGGGTGGCTTGAGTCAGGTGAATGGCGTGCCACAACTCAATGGATCGATTGTTGGGGTAACTTATCCCCTATGTCGGGACGAAGTAATGAGGTCACAGTATCTTACCAGCCTGCAACTTTTTGGAAGTATTGGGATGTTTCGGGTTCCGATGGGGCTAGTTTTGTTGCTTTAGCCGATGATGTACGAAAACAAATCGCATGGACTTCTATCGATCCGGGTCCTGAAAGAACTATTGGACGTATCTTATATCGAACAAAGGATACACTGCATTCAGGTACAACAGATCTTTTCCGTTTAACTTCAGAAGCAACAGGGTCAGCTATTGCTTTTGCAACCTTACCTGATAATATTTGTACGACTTATCCCGATAATATACCTGATGCATGGCTTTTACGTAAAGCTATCGATATTGTTCCGGTCCCTCAATTTAAACTATGTCGGGTAGCTTTTGGTAGGCTGTGGATTGGAAATACAGCAGAAGCACCAGGGCTAATCCGACCATCGTTACCTGGAAGGTGGGGCACTTTTCCCGCAAACCAGGAGATTTTTCCAGACCCGAGTGGGGATGAGATCACAGGACTGTGGCGTGCGTCAGTAGGTTTGTTAGCTTTTACCTCAACTTCTACTTATCTTATTCTGCCTAGTGAATCGGGGGAAGGGTTTAGTTCAGTAACACTTAGTGCAGAAGTAGGGTGTACTGCTCCAGGCTCATTAGCTACATTAAAAGACGGGACCGTTATCTGGATGGGCTATGACGGTTTTTATGCGTTTAGTGGGAAAGAAGACTACTCTAGGGGGATTGAATTAATCTCAATGGATATTGACCTGTTTACCCGACGAGTGACGCACAGCAGGCGTAAACAAGCTACTGCGGCTGTTGATTTTGCAACTAATGAATATCGGTGTTGGACTTCTTTAGATGGGAGTAAAAAGAACAATATCTGTTTTATCTTCGACGGAAACGGCTGGAGAAGTCGAAGTGATTTACAAGCGAGTGCTGTTTGTGTCACTAGAGATCATCGTAATTATATGCTAGCAGCAGGACTTCATGCGGAGAATGGTGGAGTGTGGCTTGTAGACCATGAGCAAGGTCGGTATCAGAATGCAACCATTACCGGACGACAAGCAGTGCTTGAAACTGCATGGCTCTCACCTGCCATTTCGCAAGAGAAACGAACAGCCTATACGTTATTTCTTTGGTTACGCGAAACTTCAGATGCTACCATTAATATCGACGTTATGAGAGATTGGCGTAATACCGTTGTTGAAACGACTACCGCCAAACGATATTCAGGGGACGACGTACCTTCTTTCTGGGGAGAGACAGTTTTAGGCGCAGGGACGACATGGCAGAAAAAACGCCCCTATTGGACTCGTGCCGCTATTTATATCCCTTCTGCTGAAGTATTTAAATTCCGTCTTAGGGGGACAGGTTCATGGGAATTTGTTGGAATTCAACTAGAAGAAGCTTCCCGTTATGCGGGGGGTGCTAGGATACCACCATAGGAGGCAAGTATGGGGTGGCGTTTCCCAAAACATTTTATTCATGATCCTCAAGTTATTGAGATGGATGACTTGAATGAAGACTTTCGCCCCTTCGTAGAAGAAGCATCTGGTGCTTTAAATGAGCATAATTGGAAAAGAGACGCTTTTGATGGACGGGCACAACTCGCTGATGATGTAGCAGTAGTACTACATAATGAAGTCGTAGAAGCAAATTCAAATGCTAACCCTACAGTGACGGCTAATATTATGTTTGTCACTTCTGATATTGATTGGGAAGATATTGAAGGGTTAGAAACAACCTTTACGACAACAGGGGGGACCTATTGGGTCTTAGCTTCAATCCAAGGTCATGCTCCGATTTATAAGACCTATGTTTTTGGGAGTCTTCCAGCAAACGGTAGGTTTGGGCTTCAATTTGCCCTTAGTTTAAACGCTGCTGTACTAGCTCAATCTATTGTTGGGAGCGGGGATTTAATGAATGACAAGATTGGTAGCTTAGATGGAGCCGTCCCTAAAGGAGCGGCATTTTATTGTTGGCAAACTACAGGGATAAGCTCACAAGCTTTTAGCGTAGTCAGCGAAGCAATTATTACTGTGCCACCTGGAACTCATACAGTGAAAGCTCTTGTGACTCCTCCTCAAACTCACGAATCGAATCCAGCAGCGAATAACCCTGGAGCACGGACAAAGTTTCTTGCGACTAGAGAATTAATCGTTGTGGAATTATTGAGGTAGCTATGCCGGATATTACATATCTTTATTTGCCTGAAGGAGAAGAGTTTGACGCTGACTCATTGAATACTCGTTTTGGTACAGTAGTCGCAGGAATGAATGGCCTATTGGATTACTCTTCTCAACGAGGGGCGTTCAGTGACCAACATCTTACAGACCAAGGGATTGTTGCTGATGAACAATTTCCAGTACTGATCAGAGATATAGGTAATCTTCCAAGCCAGTACAATACGGTCTATACGACGTGGGGAGGAAATGGAACATTTCCCGCAACCGGGGACTCCGATCGAGAAGTAATTAGTGCGGGTGGGGTAGGTGAAACTTTAGAGATTATCACGAGTAGTCCTATTCAATTAGGCATGTCAAATCCTAATGGAATTGCAGGCTTATTGGTACTTTTAAACGTGCATTACATGCATTCTGAACTTGGGGTGTCAGAAGGGGACCCAAATTTTATGCCCCAATTGGGTGTGATGGTATGTATTCAATGGACCCCTGATGGTACAGAATGGTTTACGTTTAGAAAAACAGAACGATTTCAATGGGCACGCACAATTGCAGGTGAATATAGTGCTTTGGAACCTAGTACTGCTATCGTAGGGTCGATGAGTGAAGCTGACCAGTTTGATTATTGGGTGCTACAGGACATTCCATTACGCACATTAATTCTTCCTGAAGATTTACCCGATCCTGATCAAGCTATTGAAGGTATTCGTGCTGCAGTCGCTACATGGGACCCTGGAGCTATAGCAGGCACGTATAAAAGAACTTATTTACGCGAAGCAAATTTAACTGTGCTTCCTCTTCACGCGGGGGTATAAATGCCCACTATTGTCTTAGCTAATTTCCCTTATGCTAACGGGACTACGCCTAACGGTGCGGATATAAGTCAAGATTTATACGACCCTGCAGCATTAACAAGTTCATTTGATACAATGAACGGGCGTCTTGATGATGTAAATGCTGCCGGTTCTTGGCCAAAGATCCTTCAGCGTCAAGTTCAGCGAGAAACGTTTACTTCTGCGGGAGCAGCAGCAGGTACAGCCAACTTAGATTGGTTTCCTGAAGAGTGGTTTCCAGGGGTAACATTAGAAGGACCGACTGATTCTCCTGATGAGATCCCTGAAAGTTTCTATAAAGCTATCCCTGGTGCTTGTAAAACGTTCTACCTGCCTTGGGATGCTTTTGTAATTTGTACTTGGAGTATTGCTTACAGTGGGGAGTTATGGGATATTAGTTACCCCGCTAATTTCGTGATTGTAACTGATGGAGTCTTTGCCCATAATCGGGGTCAGCGTCGTCTTCTTCCTCGTTCTATGTGGCGACCTACTGATGGAGATACATTTCAACATTATGGTGAGATTAAGAATCGCTATTGGAATGGGCACTTTAGTAGTCGGTTAGAAAAGGGGTGGCATACAATAGGGGTCCATTTAATTTGTGACGGAGAAGCGAGTGTGAATTCAAATGCTTTAGTTATTGCCCCAGACGATGCTGATGTACCACTTAGATCTCGTCCGGTTATTCGTCAGATTCGTACTTGGGTAAGATCTTTTAAACATATTGCTTTTAGAACCCCGCTTTAGGAGAAGACATGCCTGTTTTTGGTCAATTAAAAAAGAAACGTCAGGGTAAAGCTGCTCCCCCGCCAGCACCCTCACCTGCTCCTGTAGCCGCTAAAGCTGCCCGTGCTCCTGCTAAAGCTGCTGCCGCTGCTCCTGCTCCTGTAGAAGCCGTAGAGATTGATGAATTTGTGGGGCCTCCAATGCCCGAAGCAGCCCCTGCTACATTAGCTGCGTTGAAAGCAGTATATGGCCCAGATATTTCTCCTGCTGACGCTGAAGTCTTTGAATTTTTTAACCAAAATCCTAGTTTAAGTCCTTTGCGTCAGATTAACCCTACAGGTTCATCTGCTGAATTAGACGCACTACGCCAAGCTTATGCTAGGATACACCAAGTAGCAGATGTAACCCCTAATGCTATCTCTCTTCCTCAACGTCAAGAAGCTGCTGCAAGAGTGATCCAAGCTTACAAAGACCAAGGTTTGGGGATTAGTGAAGTACCCGATTCTTACTTCCCGCCCCAACTCGTAGAGGCGCTAAAAAGTGTGACAGGGGGTGCCCCTATTCCGTGGGAGAAGGTCTTGCGGCAGATCCCTCAAGCATCAACTTGGGAAGCTATCTTACGTGGGGATCTACTCCCCGGTAAAAGTGCCCCACTCACTGCATTAACTCGGCGTCAAATTCCTGGTACAGAAGATTGGGGTATATCAGGGGAGCCCGAAGTGAATGTTTCTGGTTATCACGGAGGAATGGCAGATCCTATTTCCGGTATTCCCGAGGGAGAATGGCCTAGAACTTCGCAACATATTGATGAAGAGTTAAGCCAAGACCGTTACCCTTCTTATGGTCGCTCGGCTCCTCCTCGAAATGACCCTAAAGATCCTCTTTCTTGGAAACCTACTTTGGATGCTGCCGCTGATGCCAGTTCAGATGACACTTGGCTACGTCGAAGAAAGGCACTAGAAGCGGAGCGTGATATACTTCGGGAGTACGAGGACATACGAAATAAAGCTGCAGGAGTGTACTAATGGCCGCTGATACTTATTCAATGGGAGCATTTGGGGGAGTCGCTGCGCCTAAACGTTCTAAGGAAGCTCTTCTTGGTGATCTAAAACGTATACAAACTAATCCTCAAGAAGCAGGGCTAACCCTTGCTGAACGTGAAGGGTTGACAGACGAAGCTAAACAAGCAGCAAGCGCACAAGCAGGTACAATTGCTACAGATATTGCCCAAGCTGGTTTAGGGGGCACAGGCTGGACTGGACAGTTGGCAGAAAGTGCTCGTCAAGTAGGTAAAAACGTAAGTGAAGCGGTTGCTGGGGCAAGCTCTGATGCGTATAAATATAGTAATGAAGTTGCTCGTCAATTTGCTAGAGACACACGGGCACGGTTAGAGGCTCAACAAGAACGGGCTCGGCAGAATGCTCAATTTTGGGCTCAAAAGGGTATCGACATAGGTCAGGCTGTCGCAAGTGCTGTTATACCGGGCTGAAGTGAAGGTGAAACATGGCTGAAGAGATCTATGATGTGGAAGAAGGGGAGTACCAGCAACAGGGTGTCCTAACTGACGACGAAATGCGGGAGCTATTTAGGAAGATCCGTGACCATCGGAAGACTAAAAAGCAACAAGTTTTGTCTGAAACTACAGGACGTTTGCAAGCAGCACTTGAGATTGCAGAAGGTGGAGATGTAGCTACAGCTAAGAAGAAATATCACCCTACATATGGTTTATCTCAAGAAGAAGAAGCGTTTTATATAGATCAAATCACGAAGCTATTACGGATAGCAGGGCAGCTAGAGGGAAAGCGGATCACTTCAGTGGGCAAAGTGATTGAGATGAAAGCTGATCTTCAAAAGCAGCTTTTCGATCTGTATGCTAGGGCTATCGCTGGTGAGTATAGTTTAGCAGGAAGTACCACTACAGCTTTAGTTGGAGCTAAAGCTAAACTGCTGACTGCACAACAGAAAGTACGCTTGGACAAGATTGACAAAGAGATAAAAGGAAATGACCCTCAAGCTATTGATAAAGCAGTAACTGAATACTTAAACTCCCCAGGCTATCTACAGGCAAAAGGGCGTGATAAAGAAGCTTTAGTGGGTAATGTTCAATTTTGGGGCGACCTTTTAAATGCTTACACCACCAAGACTACCCCAGGTGTGCGTATAGGTCTTTTTGAATCTTTTGCCCGAGGCTCTCAATGGTTCCCAGGAGGAGGACAAGAAGCACTAGAATTAATGGACCAAGTAAGTAAAGGTGCTCCTGGTGCGGGTGCGGGTACTGCAGCGGGACAATTAGCCGCGAGAATACGTGACGATCGAGAAACATTAACAAAGGCTGATAAAGAAATTGCTGCTATTTATGAAAAAGCAACTGAAGATGCGCATGATGAATTTAGTAGAAGCTCGGCTAGACCTAAGTTAGCTAGGGCATTTACCGAGATCCAACGAAGTATTAAAGATTTATCTACGGACCCCGAGACTCAAGAGGAAATGAATAAGCTTCTTAAAAGTCTAGGGGATAGTGGTGCAGACACAGCCCGTACACAAGCTGAAAAATATATTAGCTTAATCGATGAAGACACAGACGACCCTAATATCCTGGCGTCACGTAAAGAGTTCTTCGCTAATCCTAAATTCCGTACTTGGGCTTCTTCAGTTGTGGGGAAAGAAGACAAGGAACTGATGGAGTACGATCTTAGAATCGCTCTAAGGGAATTGAATCGGAAAGAGAGACGTGAAGGAGGACCAGACCGTGCCTCTAGTCAAGCCAACGCACTTGAATACAGAAGAAAAGATAAAAAAGGTCTGGTTTATAACAAAGACGATCGTAATCTTCCCTCTCCTTCTCCTTCAGTTACAGCCGAAGAGAACCCTTCTGCTGACCTAGCTCAAACTCCCGCACAGACAAATCAACCAGTTGAAGATGTAGATACAGGAGACTATGAGGGGCAAGATTCTTTTACGGAGCCCCCTTCTCCAGAAGACCTTTCTACAGAACCTCCTCCACCCCTTTCTCCTCCTCCAGCGGCAGCAGACCCTAATGAAGAGCCACCACGAAGAGGGGAGTGGGAAGGTGCCCCTGTAACTTTTACAATAAGAGGCACAGATGATCATCCTTTTATGGTGGCTACCAATGATGAAACAGGCCAAGAAACTTGGATAGGAGTAGATCAGCCAGAAATAGATGAAGCTATAGCTGCTTTTGAAACTGCAACAGTTATCCCCCCAGAAGACGCCCCTCTCGAAGTTACGCCAGCAGTTGAAGAAGAAGTAGCGGCATCAGTAACGGAACCAGAGGAATACGATCCTTATTATAATTACAGCGGGGACTGGGGAGAAAAAAGAAAGGAAGAAGACCCTCTTTTGGGTACTCCCGGCGGGGAGCACACTCTCTTTGGGGAAGAAGGACTTGAAGACCCTGATGCACGAGGTCGAGTAGAAGACGAAGACCAAATGAAAGCACGGGAAAAAAGAGAAGCTAAAGAAGCTAAGAAAGCAGCACGGAAAGGCGGCGATGAACAAGCTGCACTTATCACAGGGGCTCCTATTTTAGCTGATGTAAGTTCAGAACAACCTTCTTTTGAGACAGGTGGGCCAGTCCCGCAAGACCATGAAGGGACAAAAACGGCACGGGATGAAGCTCTTAAAGCAATTATGGCAGCTTTAACCGGGAAAGGAGAAGCAGAATTAATAAGACGTAGACATCAAGGTGTCGATGCTGGTACTCGTCGAGTGACATAAAGGTGAAACATGGCGACTACAGAAGAAATTACAGGAGAAGCACCCGGTACATCAACTGAATTAGACCTAAATTATATTGCTAAAGAGCAAGTTGAAGCATCTAAAGTTAGAGAAGAAGCTTCTCAATTTAAAGAGTCAAGTGATAAGGCATTACGTCGGTTAACTACGAGATATGGCAGACCTTTAAAAGTAAATTCTCCTGAACAAATGGCAGCTTATTTACGTGATGAAGCTTTAAAAGAATCTCCGAATAAGAAGCTCTTGTTAACCTCTTCAGCTAATGACTTTTTCCAGTATGCAGCACGCAGTGATTTTGGCTACAGACCCAAAGTCAATGCTCCTATCTATAACTTAGATGCGTTCAGGGAAGGGCATAAGAGATCTTTGGCGCAAGCCGAAGCCTTAGCTAATTATGAAGCAAGTCTACAGAATAACACTGCACCCCCTGATCTTGCCTATATTGGAGTGACACCTTTACAAGAAGGGGAAAAAGCTCCTTTAATCCTTATCCCTAAGTGGAAACAACCGGGGGAAAAGCAGTCTCATGTCTTAGATACATTCAGTGCTCGCTCTGCAGGGACTCTTCAAGGAGGGTTAGCTTCCACAGAACTACCAGAAGACTTACGGTTATTGCAGCAACGTACTAAAGGCTTATCAGATGAAGAGTTAAAATCGATTGAAGCAGAAGAATTGCTGGGGTATCGCGTTGCTAGTCGTGCAGCGTTAGCTAATTTTGACCAGTCGTTTGGGGGACATAAGTATCGTCCCGATGAAGTATTAGTCTATCTTGCAGCAGTATCTGGGGAGCGTCATGCAGTCAATTTAAAGGCTTTTGAGGAAGACTTCTTCGCGGCATACACTGAAATTCTATCTCAAGAAGCTGGTTTCCGTAGCTTAGGTGAAGCTAATCCTAGAATCGGTGGCAAAATGTCTCCTAGTCAGTTTGCTTCTTTAATGGAAGAGGCAAAGGAGAGAGCTAGGGCTGATGTACGTCGTCTACAACAGCAAGGGAGAAAGGGGTCTTTATATATTGACGACCCCAATAAACTTGTAAGAGATATTGCCGCAGGAGAAGACCCTCTTGCATATAGTCCTTTAAGTTCAGCTACCATCTTCGCCCCTCTTAAACTTTTTGGGGAGCAAGGAGAAGCTGCTTACAACCAGATCTTAAAGCAACGAGGACCGTGGGCGGCTCTTTTTTACCCCCCTTCTGCTCGTGCTTTTAATCAGGGAACCCTTTTTTATGCAGATCAAGTAGAAGATATTAACCCAGGGGTACTGCACTGGTTGGCGTCAATTGCCCCTACTACAGTGCTCGGGTCCTATCTGTTTAGCAAGGACCCGGATTTGGTCTACGGAAGCGCAGAACATCTCAAAGAAGCCCGCCATTACAATTTTGCAGAAGACTTGGGGGTAGTCGGGAAGAAGTTAGCAGAAGCACTACCTGAAGAACTATCTTTTTTAGGTGGGCCAGCTATGGCAGCAGGGGTAACGGCTTCTATTTTGTTAATGCTATTCGAGCCTGACCCTATCACATTAGCAACTCTACCTTACTCAACAGCAGTAAAAGGCACCAAGTTAGCCGCACGGGGGCTAGGAAAAACAGTCACCGGAGCAGCAAAGGTAGGCAAAGCAATTGATGTGTTACGTTTGGATAAGTATGACAACTTATTAGCTAAAGCTTTAGACGACCTTGAATCGGGTAAGATAGAGAATTTCAGCGAGATCCCTAAGTTCTTCCGTGAAGAAGGTGCGGGAGAACTTGCTGATATGTATGACGCTCTAATGGTGAATGAGTGGACAAGTTGGGCGCATCTCCGAACTAATCCTAGTGAAAAAAGGAAGTTTAGTGCTGCATTAACTAACAGCCGAGAAAATTTAAAAAAGCTTAGAGAGCAGATTACTAAGGAAAAGAAAATAGTCGGTGACACAACTGCTAGGTATATCGAAGCATACGGTAAGGTGCATCATAAAGGGGCCGAGGCTACCCCTGCACAATATGCTTTATTAAAAAGCAAGCAGGAAGCAACGATCGAAGAAGTACTTCAAACTGCTGCAGCATTAGAAGAGGCTGAATTTAAACTACGGCAAGCAGGGGCTTTGGCCGGAGTAAAGTATACACATGGAAATTTAGAAGCAGGGCATAGAACACTTCTGGCTAACATTGAAGAAGGATTAACGGCTCATCAAAGGCTTCAGAAAAATCTTGATGCTATTACTCAACTGGAATTACGAGCAGAAAAACTTAGAGGTTATCCTACTTTAAGCGCAAAACAAGCTGATGAACTAGCTACAATCGAAGCTACTATGAATAAGCTAGCGGAGGCAAATGCAGCAGATCGAGTTCTTACTCGCCGCATGTTCTTAGACGGGGGGATTGAAGGGCTCTATCAGAATTTTAAAGCGGCACAAGAAGCTTATGAAGGAAGTCTTACTCACTTAGCAAAATACTTTACTTCAGGAGAAGAACTTTTAAAAGCAACTACCTTAGTTAGAAAGCTAGAAAAGAAGCTTAAAAAAGCTAAGAAAGTAGAAACACAAGAGGGGTTAGCCCAAGATTTAATTAAAGCCCGAGCATTAGTACAAAAGAACCTAGACGATCTCCTAAAGATAACAGTTAAAGATGCTCCTACAATTAGTCTGGGGCATTTAAAGAAAGGCCATTTACGTAAGGTGAAAGCTGAAATAAAGCTTAAAGCTTTAAGTAATATGACAGATTCTGTACGTCCTGTAGTAAACACCTTACGTAATTCAATTAATGCTTATAAGAAACTATTGAAAGGGCCAACGGAACAAGTGGCTCCAGTAGCCCCTCAAATAATATCGGGAGGCTTTATTCGAGTAGACCCTTCTGACCCTACTCGCTTTCTCTTAGACCAAGAAGCTTATCGAAATGTACTGAAAAGTGCCCCAAGAGAGAAAGCTACGGATGAAATGTTCACCCTTCTAATGAATCAAAACGATGTATTTCGCCGTTTAATTCGAGGGACTTCTACAGACCCCCTATCCTTATCTCGCTCCCAAGTGCAGTTATTAACTAGGATAGAGCAAGCATTGATTACAGCTACCCAAGCCACGAAAACAGAAGACGCTGCAATAGCATCAAGTGTGGTTAACTTGTGGAAAAGTCCTGAATTAAGCTCCCAAGTGCTGTTTAAAATGAATGGGTCTAATCCTGTAGATTGGGCTAAAACGTTTGTAACAGGAGCCACAGGGGTGCTGTTACGCAAAGCAAACCTCTTAGCTTCTAAGGTCGATCCGTTAACTCATCGAACGGCCCCAGTTGCACGTAATATACAAGAAACCACTCTAATAGCGTCAACACGTACAGACCGTGCCAATGAAGAAATAACATTATTGTTTGATCAATGGGTGAGAAATAAAGCTAATTTACTAGAGGAACTTACTGGGTTTTTAACTACGACTCGTGTGTTTAATATTGAATTTCGTGGGCAGAAAGTAGTCGGTCCCGATGGTTTAGGTGCAGGTGCAGTAGCAGTTACTAATCAAGGTGAGCGAACGCCTTGGGAGAAGTTTAGGTCTTATATTTTAGACACTCCTGATGCAGCTAAACTTGTAAGAGGTACAGATGATGGGGGTAACACCACCCTTCAAGCTAACCTTGCCCTAAAAGCCTTAGCCTATGCTTTTATCCCTCGTGCATCAAAGGCGACTGAACCCGCAGGAGAACTACTTAACGCAACTTTTAACCTCATTAGAGAGAACCGTTCTTTTGAGGAAGTTATAGCTGGTATCAAAATTGCCACAGAGAAGCAATTTCCAGGTTTACCTGTTGAGTCTGTAGATCGTGCGATGGCTTTTATCGCGAAAGGAGTGTTACACGGGGCAGTTGTCGAAGACTTCTTAATTGATTTAAGTCGCGCTACGGGTCCAGCGATGACTGAAGAAGCTGCTTTAGGGGCAAACTTTATCCTTGGTCAAACAAGAGGGAAAGTCGTAGGATTAGACCCGGCTGACCGAGTGGCGATAACTTCAGCTACACAAGAGTTTCGACAAGTAGGGGCTGAATATGGTTTTGATCCTACTGCAGCTTTTAATGCTTTTGCCCAATGGGGAATGAGATTTGACCAACCTCGTTTTGCTCTTGGGTTTAGAAAACTAAAGGAGTACACCCTAGAGCTATCTCAAGTAACTAAGTCTGCAGATCCTTTAAAAGCCCAGTTTGCACCTAAAGCTTTAATCGATCGAATTGAAAAACAAGCAGGTAAAATCGCAAAAGACTTAGAACAAATAACTCTTGCTGACGGTGTAGGGGCTGCTACAGTTAATGCTTTTTGGAACTATCTAAGATGGTGGCGGAAAAGTGTCATTATGGGGATTACTTTTCCTCGTGCCGCTTATTTTTCTAACCAAATAGCAGGTGACTTTTCTCAATTATGGATGACTGAAAGTCTCCTTTCAGTAAAAAGAGTTCAGATCGGGAAAGACAAAGGGAAGATTTATGTCACAGGTGCTGCACCTTTAATCTTTCAAAATGCTTTTACTTATATTCCTTACTACGGCACTTGGACTCAAGATTATCTAGTAGGGATGGGTAAAGCTGCCTCGAAGAGTGGCACACGTCCTTGGCTGACTTCTCCTCTCAATGCTCTATTCAATGGACATATTACTCAAGTCTATCGAATGTCTGATGAAGTTGCGGATACGTTTGAAGGAGAACGGACGTATAAAGTATTGATGCAGGAAGCGATGGAGGACGGTGTATTTGATACACTAATGACTGAAGATTTGTACAAAATTATGAATCAACAGAAGCCTCCTAGCTATTGGGGAAAGTTTCAGAATGTAGCTAATGGTGCAGGTTTAATTGAAGATTACAGTAGGTATTGGGGTGACATGATCACCACTATTCAAGGTAGGCAACGGATGGCGCTTTATCTTGAGTATCGTTGTATGCGGGGGGAAAGTCGTGCAGCGTCTAAACAGGCGGTACATAATTCTTTTTATGACTGGAAGTATGGTGTCACTGACTGGGAGATGCAGACTATAGGAAAATTTATCGCTTTCTACCCCTTCTTTCGTTTAGCGGGTAAACAAATGGGAAGAGCCCTTTTAGAACCTTTTACTCGTCCACTAGAAGAATCAGTACGTAAAGCGATGATTGGCCAAACACAGATCGGTCGGGTCCGTGCTCAAGCTAATATTGTGAATACAGTTCCTAACTATGTTTGGGGAGACGATGAAGATCGAGCGATGAGTGAATGGGAGATCATTCAAGAAGCACAAAAGAGTACTTCACCCTGGTATGTGGGGGCGCGTCCTGTAATCTCAAATGATTTAATGTCGCAAGATGACCGGGACTGGTGGCTTCGGAATCATGGACGTGAGTATACGCACTACTCTACGCTTATGCCCATGTGGACTGCTCTAGATATGATGGACTTATATCGTAAGCTTTTTGAAGGCATAGGTGGGTTTATGCTTGGGGCAGCTACAGGGGGGCAAATCCGTCCAACCGCAGATAGCAATAAATTAATCTCTCAAACAGGCATGGACTTTTTGAACCCTATTTTTAAAGGAGCAGCTACTGGTGTCTGGGACAAGTTCAGTAATGCTCCAGTACATAAGAATCCTTTAGGGAAACGGGTTCGTCCAGGAGAAGAAGACATTTATACTATGTATTCTAAGGTTCCTCTTCTACTTAATTTTGTTGAGCCTATCCCTGGGGAAAAGGGATATTACGTGAACCGTGCAGCAGTAGACTCAATCCGAGCGCTGCCTATATTCGGTACAGAGATCCCTAGTCTTTACGCTATGTCTTACGGAGCTAACCCTAAATGGCAGAAGGGAGCTACAGCAGGCATGTCACACATGTTGCGCCATTGGACAGGGATCGCTCGACGAATGCCTTATAATCCTGAAGAAGCGTTAAGATATAATCGCCAAGATATTGCTGGGAGTTTTAAGGAGAAACAAAGGCGACTTAATAAAATTGCAGAAAGTAAAGGTGGCCCACGTCAACGCTATAAAGTTGAAGAAGAATAACTCATCATTGAAAAGATTACCTTTTATGTTACAGTAGCCCCATAAAAGGCAAACCCTTGCTGAAGATAGCGAGGCACCCCACCCTGAAGATAGGGTGGTGACTTCTTGGAGAAAGTAGATGCCCATCATTAAGTCTAAATCTGTCCAGCCCGCTAACACTATCCCTCATGCACAAGGGGTGTTACTTTTAGCTACGGCAGATATTGCAGAGAATCAGCTTTTACAAACAGGAGGCCCTGGTTCTCCTTCAGCTACAATGCTCGGCCATATGCTTGCAGAGCCCGCTTTATATAAGAACAGACGACCCAGATGGATTGCGAAGAACACGGTAAAAGCAGGTGAGTACGTAATCGGGCTTCCCTGGAAAGTTGTAACTGTTCCAGATATGGGGGCTCAGCCACCCGATCCTGATGCTGTTATCCGTCAGCTTGATGGCTTCCCCGCGAGCAGTGGCTCCCCCCCGGCAGAGACTTCGGGGCAGATAATTGGGGTAGTAATCGACTCGACACATTTGTTAGTGGACCTGACTACCCAAACATTTGGGGAAAACTCTCTCTACCAAGTAACCACTGGTACTTTTAAGACCCTTGCAGCGATGACGACCATCCATGAAATTGCTTTTGACTGGATAGCTGGCGATATTCTTAGCTGTGTTGTAACTAACGACGTAGCTGGAAACGGCCCCTTTAAGGCTCCCATCCTCACAGTTAGTACTGGTACTACAACTAAAGTAATTCAATTTGAGTGGACTGTCATCGCCGATGCTGCTGGATTGGATAATGTGGAGTATACAGTTTGGCGCACGAGAAACCAATAAGAGGAGGAGCTACTAGGATGCTGACTAAAACAAAAGATGAGCGAGGTTGTTGGAAGTATTCAACAGGGAAAGCTGCGCCGAAGAAGACGGCTCCAGCCCTTGCTCCCCCACCTGCAGTGCTTGATGTGCCTGACGTACCTGTGGAAGCTTTAGACCTAGACAATATTGTAAAGACAATCTCTTCAATGAAAAGCTGGTTGGAAACAGATCCAAGTGCTGACGACGTTGAGTTTGTTGCTGAATATGAAACTGCAAATGCCAACCGCACCAGTGCTGTTGGGGTGAATGGGTGTTTAACCCTTTATCTTGAAGGAGAATAGTTGTGGGCAACATAAAAAATAAATGGGTAAAAGCCGGGGCAGAGTTTAACTATCCTGAAGGTGTACGAATAATGGCATCGGAAGCTATTCCTACAGATAGTATCCTAGCTTTTAACGGGCTTGCAGGAGTTACTGCACGAGTGTGCCTAGCTGACGCAGTGGCATTCGGCAGTTTACCCCCAGGACGACAGAACCCTCACGGGCGTCTTCTTCTTGCTCGACACGCTATCCCGGCTGAAGGTTATGGTGTAGCTGTGCCGTGGAAGATCATCCGTGGTGTGGATACAGGTGCAGGCGTAGTAGGGGGTGATCCAGGCTCTACAGGCGATCTATGGCTCGTAGGTGGGTCAGGCGCGACCCAAGGTGGAGCAGGCGCAATTGTTCGTATAGATAGTGTGGCAGGGGCTGCAATAGGAGCCGCTGGTGTACCTCGTCCAATTGCCCGCACGCTTCAACCAAGTTCAGGGGTGGGAAAGCTCGATGGTGCTATTCTTATGGCGGATACGACCCCACTGTAGGAGGCTTCTGTGGCTCAATTTCTCAAGGCAGTCAAACAGCACCAACAGGTAATCTTTTCCTTGGACGCTGCTGTAGGAGCCCAATGGTTGACTCCTCTGCCTCTATTCAATTTTGGTATTCGTGGAGAGATCCGCCATGTCAAATGTCGCTTAGATACAGGTGGACCAGCAGGGAGCATCATCGATCTTTACGTCGCTGACAAGTCCCTCTCTCCGATGACTGCTGGCGTGCCCAAAGATGAAGATGTTTTCTATGCTAACATTGGGACAGTCTTAGTTGCTTCAGCTACAACCTCTTCTATCTCTGACAGCCCTGCTGCTCAAGGTGGAGTTGATTATGGTGTCTCCCCGCTACCTCCTGCTGCTGCAGGAATAGATAGTAATCTCGCTGTGGGAGTCCAACTAACTACAGTAGCTGGAGGGGCACACACAATACTCGTTGATATTTGGACCGAGGTTCAACTGTAGGAGAAACAGTGCAGGCTTGGCCACCAAACTCAATGCGCCCCATGCTCACACGTAGATATTACGACTCAATGACGGTCGGGTGCTACGACACTGTAGCAGCTTACACCTACCGCCCTAATCCCCCTGTGGGAACAAGTACACAGGGCCTCCAGTTTGCCCCTTTCTTCCAGTGGACAAACGGATCAGTCACGTTTACTCAAGCTGGGATTGACCAACGAAACACTAGCGGGGTTCCTGCTGACGCTCAAGTAGCGATTTATGAGAGTTCAGGGGGAGCCCCTTCGCGCTTATTGCACACGACTCAAGTAGTGACTATCGCTAATGGCTTTACCGGCATAGTAGATCTGCCTTTTACTACGCCAGTGACACTTAAACCGGGGCTGTATTGGATAGGTATCTGGTTTGATGGGGGAGCCAATACAAGAATAAACTGTATCGGATGGGCAAAAGGGACAGGTACGACTCATACTGAAGGGTTCACAACGTTAGGGATGAACACTCCGATTAGTGGGGGGACTGTAACCAAACGTTTCTTCTGGAATGTCACAAAGTTAACTCTCCCTCTAATGTGGAATACTTTTCCTGATACCCTACAAATTCTCCCCGCTGGGACTGCCTTAGAGTTAGAGGATCAGGTCCCACGTATTGTTTTAAGGGTACTTTAATTATGCAGACATGGCCTCCGACTACTGGTTTACCTTTTCTTACCGAGCGGTACTACGACTCTCAAACTTTAGGTATCTACGATCCTATCGTTGGCATTGATTGTTTCCCTGGGGGTGGTGGGGATGTAGAGGGGATGGTTTTAATCCCTTTTCAACAGTGGGCGGACACCCCCCGTTCCTTCAGTGGGCTCGCGTGTGATGTAACCAGCACACTAGGGGCAAACCTTTTGATGGGGATTTATACGAGTGACAATGGCCTTCCAAGTCGCTTGATCCACGCTGCCCCACAAATTACTGTGGCAGCTACGGGGGCGAATGAGTCCCCTTTCCTCTCTCCTATCACGCTTTCTCCTGGGGTGTACTGGCTTGCCTTCGCCTTTGATGCAAATGTAGAAGTAGCAGGCTGGCAAGGGACTAGCGGTGCAGGACCCGAAGAAGGCTTCCCCACGATTGGGAACCAGACTGCAGATGGAGGGGGGAATACCATAAAGCAATTCGGATGGGAGATCACCGGCATCGCATTTGGCTTACCTCAAACCCTTAATCCTCTTCCGGGTGGGGCAGTGCGTAACAATGGTTATGTTATGCCCCGTGTATGCATAAAGGTTAGCTGATGCTTTTGACTAAAGACGAGCGCAAGACACTAAACAAGGACGAGAAAAAAGCTTTGCGTGCAGAACGTAGGGCAGAGCGTAAGGAAGAGCGCGGTCCCTTCCTGGGGATCAAGCTGGATGTACTTGAGTCTCTCGCAGAAGATCTAATCCTAGAGCTTGTCTCCGATGCGATACCCGGTGAAGAGAAAATGAAAGAGGTTATCGAGGAGCTAGCTCAAGAAGCCGATAAGTTTCTAAGATGGACTGGCCTTCCCCCGTGGCTAAGTCTCCCTCTCGAAGCTCTCGATGGAGTGCTTCTTCAAGCTGTGGCACGGAGCACCTTACACCCGCTGGTCCAACGAGTTTACGACGAATTGGAAAAGAGCGGCAAATTACTTAGTGAGTAAGTATGTCGCTTTATGGTAGGAAAAAAGAGGCTAAAGCTTCAGCAGTTAAAAAGAGGCTAAAGAAGCCACGTAATTATACAGAAGAATATCAGAAGTATGGTGCGTCCGAAGAAGCTAAGGATAAGAGAGCAAAACTCCAAGCTTATAATAGAAAGAAAGGGACACACGGGAATCGAGATAAGCAAGACGCCTCTCACGGGAAGATACGTGGGGGGAAGATAGAAGGGTTTGAACCTCAAAGTAAGAACAGGGCGAGAAAAACATGAACCTTCCTACTCTTGACAATATCCAAGAAACGATGGTAAAGAAGAGTTATGCCTGGTTTTGCCGTCCTGAATCTATTAACCTTGTAGGGGTACGTCACCCTGACCCAATGTCCAACACCTTTAATGATTGGATGACGTGTACTTGGTGTGACGCTTATGGTCACTGGACGTTTCGTCGTTGGCCTTGCACTACAGATCCTGGTCTTTATTACCGAGAGCAGCCCCTAAACATAAACGGGACTGCGATTGTAGTACCGGGTCAATACCGAGGAGCCTATGCCCTTGGACTACACCGAGGGTATGAGGCGATTGTCCAAGCTAAACCTATTCAAGTTTGGCGCGACAACAACAAAGATGAAGTCTTAGACTGGGAAGGCAATACTTCTTCAGGTCTTTATGGGATTAATATTCACAGAGCGAGTGCTACAACAACTTCAAACGAGGTAGGAAGGTGGAGCGCAGGGTGCCAGGTATTGGCTAGCCCCCATGACTTTGCTGAATTGTTGGCGATTGTAGGTAGGTCCTGCTCGCACTTCGGTGACAATTTCACGTATACTCTATTAGAAGGCAACGAGTTATGAGTGGGGATTTAGACGACAGACTTGACCAGCACGGAAGACGCATCCAAACATTGGAGGGTGATGTGGCTACTCTAAAATTGGATGTCTCAAAGATCGGATTAGTCCTTGACCACCACGCGGATAAGGCAGAGGAAAGGCACGGTATCCTTTCCACGCAACAGATCCGTATGATGGATCTTTTAGAGGAGCGCGAGAAGGACGCGAGGGACTACCGCATTCGTAGAGAAGAGATTGAAGAAGAAGCGAAAATCGCTCACCGACAGTGGATAAAAAGCTTAGTGAATCCACAAACGATTATTATTATTTTAGGTATTCTTGCAGCGTTGTTAGGGACAAGAGTAGCGGATATTCAACAGGTCGCAGAAATGGTTGGGACACCTATCCCTGCAGCACTTAAATCTTCTAGTGAATAAAGATGCCTGACAAAACCCAGAAGAAAGTAAAGAAGTTAATTAAAGAAGGGTATAAACAAAAACAAGCTGTAGCTATTGCGCTTAATATGAAGCGGGAAGGGCGAATAGGCCCTGACGGTGGTTACAAGAAGAAGGAGTCGTAATGGGGAAAGATACAGAAGAAGGTCCACTAGACGTATCCAAGCTTAGCTTAGACACATTGAAGAACCCTAAGCTGCTTATCGCTGGAGCTATCGCCGCCCTTGGTGGAGTCATGTACGCAGGCGATGGTTTTACTATTGAGTTCTCTACTTGCGTAGTAGAGGAGGCTGAACCTAGCTTAGAGATTATTAAACTGGAAGCTCCACAGGAGGAGCCAAAGGAGGAGCCGAAGGAAGACCCCGAGGAGCTTCCTGAAGGCTAAGTATTTAAATAGATACAACCCGTACCTGAACTGATCCCCTTTACCGCTGCGCCATGCACAGCGAGAGTCCCATCGTTGTCCAGCAGGATACGTGTCCAACCCGCTGCAGGTCGTCCACGAGGTTGGAAGGGGCTTTGGATGATGGTGACTGCAGGGATCGCTTTCAGAGAGACGAGAAGCCCCTTTAAGTGGGAAAGATCTAATGCTCGGTCAGGGAGAGTGAGTACTGCTAAGTCTCGGACGGGGAGTAATTTAGCAATAGCTGCTCCAATAGCTGCACATAACGTTACAAATTCTGCACCACTAATGTGAGTACGCATAAATTCTGTATCTTTATCTTGTAAACCTATAGCGATGGTGCTTTTTGAAATACGTAATCCTGCCTCTTCATAATCAAGAGGTAAGCATTCACTAATATTTAAAAGGATACGTGGAGTTAGCTTTGCCACTAACTTATACATAGCTTCCATACAGTTAGTTGAAATGGCTTTGCATGAAGCTGCTTGTGTAGAAGCTTCTTCATAAGCAGTCTGTAGAATACGAATCTTATCTGAAGTATCCCCTCCACCTAAACTATTTAGTAGTTGCTGTACTTGAGCTAAACGTCCGCCAAGTAGGGTAAGAGGAATGTCAGGTGTACCACACACTCCACAAGTATCTAAGTCATTGGCCACTTGGAAAGTAAGGAGTTGTTTAATTGCATTAGCAATAACTACCTTCTCGGAATGCTCTGCAAATTTCTCTGATGTCCCCCCTAGTTTTTCTAGGGCGACCTTTAAAGCTCGTGCTTCGGTAGTATGTGCAGTTGCAGCTTTGCGTGAAGCCTCTTCAATAGCGAGCAAACGTTCATGAGGGGCAAAGGTAGCTCGACGTTTCGATGTACCAATCTGCAGGTCAGCGAAAGCACCATAGTTAATCTCATCAAAACCTACGTCTGCACCGAAGTATTTGATTAGAAAACGTGCAGTCACAGCCTTGCTACCCTTGAGAGCATTCATAACTTCCGGCATAAGGAAGTGTACGTTTCCATCAAGAGGCGTGTGGACTGGACGCTTCCCTCGTTCCATTACCCAAGTCGCTTTACGCCCATCGTTAAGCGAGACTACAGCAAACAGAGTTTCCTCACTAGGATGAAGAAGATCGGCTAACAAGGTGCTAGACTTAGCACGGTCACGTCCACCTACGTCACGCACTTCCCCAATCAAAGCTAACTCTACAGCATTTAATAAAGCAGTCTTCCCTGACCCGTTTGGGCCTGATAGAAAGATATGGGGAGTAAGCTCTGAAAGACAAACGCTTCCAGGGAATTTAATGTTTGTTTGAATGTCAGTAATATAGAGCATGATCTATCCTTATACTTGAGCCCACGAATATCCTACATGTGCATCAGCCGTGAAAGTAACAGGTAAGTCTGGTACTTTACGGGTTAAGCAGTCCGTAATTATCTCGCAGGCGGTTTGTGCTTTTGCTTCTTCTACTTGTACCAAAACAGCGTCGTGAAGTTGATTCACTAAACCTTCTCGGCGGTTGAAATTAAAGGGCAGTTGCTTTATCATCTCTAGCATTCCTTGAGCTACGATAGCAAAGCTTCCAGCTTGGACAGGGAAATTAACGATTGCGTTAAAGTCCTCTTCATAAAAGTAACGACGCCTGCCACTAACAGGCTCTTCTGCATAGCCATTCGTCCGCCAATGATCTAGCTCTCGGTCCCACCAAGTTTCAAATTGAGGACTCGCCTTCAGCCAACGTCGATGAAGCGCACGTACATCACGGATAGAGTACTGGGAATAAAGGAGTCTCCCATTCTGATCTTCGGCTCGCATTAAGATCTCATGAATCTTAGGTGGAGCAGCCCCATAGAGGGAAGCGAAACAAATTGTTTTAGCTAAGTCTCTCAACTTTTTAAAGTTTCCTGTGCCTTTTTCTCTTCTATCTTTAGGGGCTCCGTTAGCTAACCAAAAGGTAGAGCCAAACATCATTTCCCCAGTAAGGTTGTGGGGGTCTACATCGTTACGCCTAAACACACCTAAGTATCCAGTGGCTCCTGATAAGGCTGCAGCAAACCTAAGTTCTAGCTGGTCAAAGTCTGCCCCCACAAAAACCTTACCCGGTGCAGGTACAAACATATCTCGCAAATGGAATGGAATGTTTTGGAAGTTTGGGTTAGAGCTACTGAACCGTCCCGAGATTGTTCCGTGGGCGTTGTAGTCGGGGTAGATAAACCCTTCACTATCAACAATCCCCATGCCTGGGGCGAGTTTGTTTATGTAGGTGCCAAGTAGTTTGGCAGCTTTACGGTACTGCCTAAGTGATTCAATGGCTTCTAGTTGGTCGGGTTCCAGTGAAGAGTTCCCTAAGAGAAACCTCAACGTAGCTGCGTTTGTGCTGGGTTCTCCTGATGACGTGAAGTCATGTGCGGGAAGGCCCCACTGGTCAAACAGCAGTTGCCTAATCTGATCATGTGAGTTTGGATTTAAGTTACCCACGACAGATTGAAAGGTCGCCAACCATTTTAGTCGATCGGATTCTAATTCCTTCTCATACTTAATACGTTTGCCTTCATCGATACGAATGCCTATCCGATGCATCCCTGCACAAAGACCTTGCAGGCGTGCGTCTATCCCATACAGATGTAACTGACTACGTTCTTTAGCTTGCCGGGTCAATGGTTGGATAAGACGGTGGGTGACTGCTACATCGGTTGCACAATAGTCATGTAAGATTTTATCTGTGTTAGCTGTAGTAGCAGTATGTTCCGATTTCCATGCTGGTACATCCGTTTCCACCGATCCAATGTAACCTAATCCGTGAGGGAATTCAGAGCGAGCTAACTTATGGAGTAGGATAGTATCTAACAAAGGCTTAGGAGTTACCCCAAGATGTTGTTCGATTACAATCCGATCATAGTAACCGGCGTTGTGTCCGGTCTTGAGCAGGTTAGGATTAGTAAAAAAGTCCCTCAAAATTCCAACAAGCTCGATCCGGTCTTCCCCCGAGTAGAACTCTGTCTCGCCGTCTACGGAGAGGAACGGCACCATGTAGACCTCCTCTGGTGTTCCGAGCCCGATACATCGTAGGGCTGCAGTCAAAGGCTCTATGCTGTCTGTTTCGACATCGTAGGTGATCACTCTCTGTTTAAGAGGAGCCTTCAACATCCGTTGAAAGAAAGCACTAAGAACCTTGGGGGAAGGTGCATAATAGATGGTAGGGTCTTCCCACTGTAAGCGTCCTTTAAAGAAGCGCCGTGCTTTCTGTAAGTCAGATTTAAACGTAGCTTTCCATAAAGGAGTAAACAACACATCCCGAGGATGGAACGTAGGGAGGATAGACCATTGACCGACTGTAACCGGCCCCCCTCTTACACTTGACAGGCTAGGGTTCCCTGGCAGAACTGCCTTTGCTGCTTCCGAGCCTAATGGGATCAGCTTTGTATGGGTAGCTAATTCAGCCTGTAGCCTTGGTTTACAGCACTTACTAGGGAGAGCTAACGGGGGCTCTTTTTGTCGGATACGTTTTCGATTAGTTTTCTTTAGCCGAGCTAAGAATTCTTTAGGCTTATCATTTGGATACCGACAAGCAATAACATTTGTAAAAGAATAAAGTTGTTGTCCATAAATTTCAGCAAGCCCCAGATTATTTAACAATTCTGCCCCAGCAGCCCCACTGATAGGTAGGTTATAGGTGACGCTTTGTTTAGAAGGAAAGTCACCTATAACTAATGTGTCGCACTTATCTATTAAGACAGAACGAACTGGAGAGAATTCTCCTCGTTCCGCCCAGTAAGAATGGAGCGGACATAGATGGCAGTCTGGTTTCATCAATACCTCAAGGGTGCCCCTCCTCATGGTGAGGAGGAGCGGAGAGATTAGATCTCTAAGTAATCAAGGGGGTCCGTGCTACCTGCACCGTTCCCTGACTCTTCCACTACAGCCGCAGGAGCAACATTAAACGAGCTTCCTTCAGTCATAGTTTGTTGAGTTTTAAACTGCTGTTGGGTGATCCAAAGGAACTGCGCAAATTTCTTACTACCCGTTCCGTCATCAGGAGGAGCAGGGGTGTAATTCACGTAGCCAGTCTTTCCAATGAGCTTGTCACCCTCAATCGTGGGGTTTTGTCGGAGCTTATTCTCGTCTGCACCTAATGAAATAAGGAGCGTCATCCAGTATCGCCAAACGAAGTCATCGTCTGATGTAGGGATATTGATTCCGAAGGTGACGGGAGTGTCTTTATGCTCCCCGTCTGCTACACGTAGCCGAAAGAGCGCACGCTCATTCCCAGCTTTAGTTTCGCGTAGTTCAATCTCTTGAATAGTCATAGAGTACAGCCCAGCGACTGTAAGTGTTTTCCATTGGCCCGCAGGCATCACGTTTTCAAAGTTACCTTTAAATGAAAAGGTCATTGGTTTCTCCTAAGTTTTTGCAAATGTCAATGATGAATTTTTCTCCAAGCGTAGCTTGGTGATTTGTTAAGTTCGCTGTATCAATAGCATCCATCAATGCCCAGCGAGCATGTACTGATGAATGTTTGGTAATGAGTTGTTTGAAGACTTTTGTTAATAGTTTATGTAGCTCCTCCTTGTCTTTGTTTTGTAGGATTGGTTGTAAAAAAGGCACAGTTTGCTTAACGATTTTTTCCATCCAAGCAAACTCTTTAGGACGGGGAAGGTCGTAACCAGCAGCTAGCAGCATGACACGTAGGTTTAAAGGAAAACGATCGGGCGCGTTGACGATACGGTTCTTAGTAATATAGTCAGGGTCAGGACCGATTTGATAAACGTAAGGCCAACCACTAAGAGAATGTTTGTCATAAACTATTCGAGCTACGAAGTCACAGTAAGCAGGTAACTTTTCAGGAAGTTGCCACCCTTCAATTAAAGGGCACCCTGGGATAGCGCGTCTACCCTCCTCGTTGCCTACTGTTCGGGGAGGTTTTTCATGCATCGTAAAGATAACAGGAAAGGGGCAGTCACGAGCAGCATCACGCAGGTCGTATACTTCGTGATTAAATAGATCAAATGCCCCCCACTTATCCTTACAGGATTGTTTCTGGTTGCGTAGCTCCGCGTCAGCTAACAAACTGAAGTCATCAATGACTATGGCAGTGGGATAATCCCTGCTTGACTTCGCCGCTTTCAACATAGCCGTAACGTTAGCGATCGATGTTGGATGGTCTACCACTGGTCTGACGCCAATGAAATGAGCACAGGACATCCCGCCTTTAGGGGAAAGGAAGAGTGCTTTAGGGAAGGCGCGTAAGATAGCGAGAGTCTTACCCGTACCGGGGGGTCCGTAAGTAATACCAAAGAAAGGCTCGTTTGACATGAGGGCTCCTAGAAACCAAACTGACAAGTGGTATGAAATGGACATGGACCGTAAGCAGTCATACAAGCAGTCTCGCTGTAAGTACCTGGCCAATCCATAGCGTTGTCTAAATGGCTATAGTTTTTTAGTTGTTGTTCTGCGTCAAGGATAGTTTGTTTAAAGGTTTTTAGTGCGTAAGGTGCGGGTTCAGTAGCAACTCGTTTAAAGTCAATAGGGAGTGTTGGGTTCTCGTGATACTGTTTCAGTGTTGGTCGTTGTATCATATTGAGTAACACACCCCCAAAACGTTCTGCAAATACTTTCTTTCCTATTACTTGATACCCAAGGAACTGCCCCGACAATGTATATCGTTTAGTGACTTTAGCTGAAACCCGATAGGTGGTCTTGTGGTCAATGATCCACACCTTGTCATCAGCATCAGCTACAATCAAGTCAGCACGTTGGGTATACAGATGTTCTCCCATCTTCCCCCTGAACTGTTCTTCAATATGAAGAGGGCGTAATGTCTCTGCATGGTAATGAGCCATGTACTGATTCACCATATAGGAAGCAAGTTCTACATGCTGGAGCCATAACTTATCCCCACCCTTCTCTGTCTCTTTAAGGGCTAGTTGTTTAATAGCTTCTTCAGGAGTGTAGTACTCATTGGGGATACCTTGAAGCTTCGCTTGACGATGTTTATACCAATGAGCTAACCCCACATGAACTAGGCTTCCATTCACAAGAGCATCAGTCCACTCACGTTTAGTCTGCTCACGCTCTAAAGCATAGTATCTAAGGCAACGTTTAATAGATTGTATTCTATGCCATCCTGCTTCGGATGGTCCTGCATCAAGTAATTTCATTAGAATGTTCCTCGCATTGAAGCCCACAGTCCTAGACCGAGGGTGTTAGCTTTAAGTTTTCTTTCTCGGTGAGGGCGTAACAGTTCTTTGACCCCTGTCTTAGTAGTGCAGGGGGCGTACTTCTTGACCCCACACTTGGGGCAATCGGTGAGTAAGCTATATTCATTCGCATCAGGCCAACTACTACTCATGTTATTTCCTCGGTAGGTCAGTTAAAAGGTAGGGTAATTAAAATCGAACGAATATAGTGGTTCTTTTCTTTCGATCTTGGTTTCATGCTAGCTCCTGGGTAGGTCAGTTACCGTCGTGAACTGTGGGACACGTCGAGACTCATCGAAGATCAACAGACAGGACGGGGAAGGTGCAGAGGAGGGAGCCCCTTCGAACTTGATCCTACCCTTGATAAGCCGTATCTCTGCTGCCTTCACAGCCCAGTCATGCCACCACCTAGTGTCACTACGGACAAAGACAAGGACCACCACAGCGCAGCCATTCAAGGATTCACGGTAGGCTTTCTCTACCCACTTGCCTATGTCTTTTCCATAGGGAGGGTTAAGCCATACCGCATGGATTCCAGGCACTAGGCTTGCCCAGTCTCGGTCAAGGCTATCCTCGCTGATGTACTGGAAGCACTTAGTATTGTCAGCAGTAGCCGCTGCGTCTAACCCGAAGTCAAACTCATCATCCAGTGCATCGAAGAGAGCTTGAGGGGTTCCCCAGTCCTGCTTCTTCGATGAGTATAGTTGATCTTCATTCCACGCGGACATTGGGAGCCTCCTGAAGCCACTTGATACGAGTGGGAGACCACTCCTCCATAGGTGGCGTAGGTTGGTAGTAAATCCAGCCAGTCTTACCCATGAACACTTCATCAAGAATCTTCTGGATAGCTTCAGGGGAGAATAAGATTAAACGTTCTTTAGGTAAGGTTTCTTCAGTGTGCCCAATAGCCGTTAAGAAGTTCCGCCAATAAGGGTCGTACCGATTAAGCGCATTATGACCCCACATTGTAATCCCATAGGTTAAAGGGGCATAGTCAATCGTCATAGGACACGAACGCCTGAACTCGGTGGTCACTGTTAGTGTGAAGATAAGCCTTAAACCTCTCGATGCCCCTGTGATGTTACGGGTGGTTGGCGTGAACTCCACCGAGGTAATTGCTACAAGGTAATTGCCGGGTGACATTATTCTTCTCCAATTTTAGCTAGAATGTTGTTGATGATTGCGTCTTCGTCTTCGAGCCCCGCTAGGGTATCTGCGATTTGCTGTGCTTCTGTATGTTCGAGTGCTGCGCTTAAGTTTTCTAATTTGTTAAGTAGTAAGTCTGCTATGTGTTCGTCTATTGTGCCGTCACAAACAGGGTAGATAATTAACACGGGTCGGTCTGAACCGTGCCGATGGAACCGTCCTTCAGCCTGTTCCACCATTCCAGGGGTCCAGGGGATCAAAGCCATGATCACCAAATCAGTACACTGCAGCCCGTCAAACGCTTCACCAAAGGCGTTGGTCGTCCCAACGAAGCAGGCTCCTCCTGCCTTCCCTTTTACGTTGTACTTGCTGTACTCCTGCACCATCGCGTCTCGATCATCAGCCGCCACGCCACCATGACCCCACCAAAGAGGAGCACCTTTCTTGTTGTTAAGCTTCTTTAAGCGAGTCGCTATTAGTTTAGCTAGCTCCTCGCAGTCCTTCTTTCGGCCAGTAAACACGACAACCTTTTGACCCGCTGCTACGTTCTCCTCCACGATCTCTACAAGCCACGGACGTTTACGTGCTGCAGCCTCAAGCACCTTCATCTCAAAGAGAGCTTGCTTACCAGCTTTAGCCGCACGTTTGAAGTCAGCCTTAAACCCTGTAGTTTTTCCTTGGTCTACTCTTGACAGGTAACAGAGTTGTCTCCTTAACGGTGGGAGGGATGCCTTAACTATTTCAGGCTTTACCTTATGGATGACCCATCTTAGTCTTAATTGAAGCTCGTCGATATGACTTCCCCGACTGGCTTCAACCCACCCCCCATACTTATCCTGCCTAGCATTACAGTAGCGTTTCTTCCATTCAATCCCTGTCCCCCAACATCCTGGCTCAAGTAAGTCCAGAGCAGAGTAGAGATCTCCAAGGGTGTTAGGGGCTGGAGTCGCTGATAAACCTAAGCGTCGAGTACAATGCCTAGCTAAGCGTGCTGCACTTCCACTAATGTTTCGACACAGTTGCCAGCTAGATCTCCCGGTCTTCGTGGTAGTCTTCTCCCACCTTCGCCAGTTCTTAGCCCGATGGATCTCATCGTAGATAACCTGTAGTTCATCAAACCCTTTCCAAGCTACGAGCGCACCTACCCATGCAGGTAAGCATTCCCAGCCTATGATGACACACTTCACGTCTTTAGGGATAGGCTTAGGAGTCTTGCCCATCAAAAGCATAGGGCGGATCTCCGCCACCTTTTGATACTCCCGTTCCCATTGACGACGGGCCAAAGCACGAGTAACCACTACAGTTTTAGGCACGTCAGTATCCCTAAAACCTCCGATACCTGGCCCCGTATCGGCTAAACTCCACAACACACCCGCTACAGTTTTCCCGCTGCCACAAGGCCAGTAGAATAAGGTTGCGTCACGATTGACAGCAAAATCTAATCCTGCCTTTTGGTAGGAAGTAAGCCAGCCATCCATCCATGCAGGAAGATCGACTAAAGTGGTAAAGTTTTTATAAGGTAGGTTTGAAGGGGGGTCAGGGAAAAGTACTCTATCACAATTCTTAGGCGCACCCAAGAACCTGTCCTTGCCTTTCCCCACTAAGCCCGGAATATGTTGGTGCTGAAGCATCAACCGGCTCGGTCCATTTACGTTAGAAGAGTAGCAGCGCATGTTAATCCTTTCTCCAGCTAAGGGTTGGTCGATAGCCACTTGCAAAGATCTTTAGGCGAGAGGGTAAATCTTGAGGAGTAGCCGCGAAAGCCAGCAGGCTAGCAATTTCTTCTACGCCAACTTGACGGCAAGAATCATAACGGTCTAACTCTATTTGCTCTCCGTCAGGAGTAAGCATCATAAACTCTAAGTGATCTCCCGAGTAAAAATCTAGGTCTTTATCAGCCACTCGTTCGGACATTCCATAGGGACCAGTCGGTTCAAATTGTGGGCATGATCGAGTAGTCTTCACCATGTCATCAATGTTGCACCGGGGTGATCGGCACTGCCAGCGAAGGACGACCTTGATACCACTAGGGAAGATAAGTTCCATAAAATTAGGGCCGGTTAATATAGTAGGCATGTTCGTTTTCCAAGTTGTTTAGTTGTTTAGTTGTGTTGTTGTTAAAGTATTGGTGCTGTTATTTTGTATTGTTTACCTTCCCAGGTAACGATGTCCCCAGGGTAAGGCGTAAATGTTTTAGCTTCGACGTTCATTAGTGCTTGACTAAACCGAGGATACAACGGACGGATCACTAAGACAGATCGTGAGTCGTTACTCGTGCGTGGAGGCAGGAGTGCTCGTAAGTCAGCAGCAGTTATCATAAGTAGTTTTACCATTCTTGCAGTGTAACAGTTTGGGGGTTGCGGGGAATAGAGGAGGAAGAGAGCCCCGTTCAAAAAACTCTCTCCCCCTCACACTCCACAACACAAGGAGTAGTTTAGTGACATTTCGGTCAGGTCACGTTGGTCACGTATAGGTTAAGGGCTTGCCCCAAGTTAAAGTAATTGAAAGGTTATCTCTGTACTCTTGTCTAATCTCTTCCCCGGTTGCGTCATGGGGAAACCAAGCTACAACCTGCTCATCTACGAATATCTTGTCATTGTTAGTCGTGCATACTGCTATGTTGGTAAGGGTTTCACTGCTACTCTTGCCAGTGCTCACCTTAAACACGGGTCGCATGAACCATCTCTTTCCTGGTTGCTTCATATCAGGAGGGATTAACACCTGTCCTTCGAGGAGTAAGGTGATTAGTCTGGTTAAATGCTTAACTTCCTTACGCAAGCACCCCACCTCCTCATAAACACAGTCGGAATACCACATGGTATCCCTAACAAGTTCATATAGCCTCTTGCCTTCGGGAGGGTTTCTTACTGCGGCTTCTATTGTATGGAGACGTTCATTCGGATGTCCCATTATACCCTCTCCTGCTCAATGATTAAGATTGGGTGATTCTTATCGAGGACATCATCCTCGGGGGATAGGGTTAGCCCCTTAACGGGGATATACTCGTCCCCGATTTTTACGACTAGGTTCTCCTCTAATTGGGTAAATGATAATTTATCGAGTGCTTGTATTAGTTCTCCGTATGTCATTATACCTCCTCCGGGTAATACATCGCCCCTAGCTCGGCCATACTGCAGCCTGTGAGGGCGTCAATGTCATCGCGCATACGATTGTAGTCGTGCTCGCCCTGCTCGTCCTCTGCCACCTGTCTACGGTCATCCTCATCGAGTAAGACGAACACCTTCCATACTACATCGTAAGCGATAATGGAGGAGGAGCCCCCGCTATCCTTTGTAGGGGATAGGTCTTGATCGGGGTTACGCTTGATACTGAGTAGCTCATAGGCTCCTTCCATACCATCGTAGACTAACTCTCCAGCGGCATAGGGTAAGGTATAGAAGTCGGCGTTGTCGCTATACCAACAAGTCTTAACCTCTCCCGAATAGGCTAGCTGTTCCCCAAACCATACCGGAGAAGTCTCCTCACCGTAAGACTTAGCGCATATACTTCTCATTGAATGAGTAATCTCCATGATAATTTCGTGACATTGATTGATGCTGCTTAAACTTCGCATTGGTTCGCCTTGTGTTGTGTGTTGTGTGTTGAGATGTAAGAAACTAAAGAGTATAAAATATGTTGCTATGAAAATAGTAAGGCACCTGATTTGAAGATCTCTCTTCCCGCTATGCCTACCCGTGCGGTCTTGGCAGCTAGCAAGCATCCTGCCCGGAATACCTGCCAACCTAAATGGATGCTTATCTCTATCGCATGGATGGTCCTCCTAATAAGTTAAGCCAATGTTACACACATCTGTCTGGAACTCTTGCAGTAGAGTAGGTAGTCGTGCTTCTAGCCGTTCCTTCAGTCCCGGTGCAGTCAAGTCCTCGTCGGTAGCATCAGGCCATACCGCAGCCGCACGGGCAAAGTCGAGTTGTCGCTCTTTCCCTTCGCTGTACGTCAGAGGTATTGAAACAAATTCAGTGTGCACATTATTGAGAGCCCCACAGAATTCTCGCGCTTCGAATTCAGTATCGAAAGGGCATTCATGCCAGTGCTCACCGTAGCCTATTAAGGTATACTTAGGCCGGAACTTATACCCTCCGCAATTGTTATCCGGTCCATGCGCGATAGCGGTAACTTGAAAGTCACC